TGACTCTAGCGTTTGGCTTGCTACCCGTTCAATGGGTAGTTGAAATCGAGATATCGGGGCGCTTTGTCCATTGGGCTACGTTTGCCCATATGGGCGCCGCGATCGTTTGCGCCGATTCGCTTTGGCATAACGCGCGCGTTCTCAAAATCGAGAATGGAAAGCGCCCGTTATGAAGCGTGACATGATCGCGGCGATGAATCGAGCCCGGGAAAGGCGCCCGGGCTCGGGTGGCAAGAGTCCCGGGCTATTCAAGCGCCGTCGGGAATTAGTCGACGGCGCTCCGGGCTCGTGGGCTCGGCTTGTCCAGGAAGGACGCGCGCGCTGGGATTGCGACAAGGCGCAAGCGCTTTCGGACTACCGGTGGGATTGCGCCCACCCGGCCGGGGATGACTCGCTAGAAGGTTTTGTGTGATGGCTCGCAAGCGCCCGTCTCCTCCTCCGCCGGCGCCATTACCGGCGCTCTTAAACCCGCTAGCGGCCGATCAACGGGCGCTTGCGGAGCGCTTATGGTCGGCGCCCGTGCTAGCGCCGGCGCCGCAAAAACCTTGCGACGTGGGTCTGTTTTCCGACGATAGCAAGCAAGGGGATTTATTCTGATAGTGCGCGACGGGCGCCCCGGGCTCGGGGCGCCTATCGGGCGCTAGTCTGTCCCGGGGCGCCGATCGGCGTTCCGTTCCACTGTGAGAGGTTACCCATGACTCCCGATCGTAATGGCAAGCTGATGATTCCCCGTGGCGCTCTTGTCCGGGTGAAAACGACTAACGGCGGGGATATTACCGCCCGGCTCGGCGCCAACCATTACCCGACATACGACGCGGAAATTGACGCTGGAAACGGGCGCTATTTCGTAATCCCATGCTGGCGAATCGAGACTATCGAGCAAGTGGGAGACGTGCACCCGCATTATGAGCGCTGAGCGCTTGCGCGACGTGGGGCGCCACGAATAGGGGTTACCGATTAAATACCCTTTGACGGGCGCTAGTGGGCGCCCGTTCTTTTTTTGTGCTTGCGGTAGTATCCGGGTGCTTCCCATAAATGACCGTACAGAGGTTTTGAGCGGGGGGGCTATATCGGGGCATAGGGGCGGGGAAACGCGTACGGGCGCCCGTGTGGGGGCGCCCGTGATGCTATCTAGCGCGGTAGGCTAGTGACCGGCGTTCCAGCTCTTACCGCCGTCGTGCGAGTGCACGCCGGCCGCTACCGTGGCGCGGTCCACCGATCGGCCGGCCAATTGTTCGGCGCGTGCGATCGCGGCGCGTGCTAGAGCTGAGCCCGTGGCCATGATTTTGCGGTAGGCGCACGCATCGGAGACTCGGTTTTCCGCTAGGACTCCACCGATCCCCTCCCCGGTAAAGGTTACGGCGCCTTGTGGGCCCACTACGGCGCGCGCGCGTTTGTTGGCTAGCGCTTTATCGAGGGTTTCGACGGTGCGGCGGACTTGGCGCTTGCGCTCCTCCTCCGTCATTCCCCGGGGCTGATAGGTGTCGCATGGCATGGGTGCGGTCTCCTCCGGTTAGATTTCGATTTCGCGCGCGACGGGCGCCGGCGCGGCGGTAAAGGTTCCGTCGGGTGCAATCTCGATCGTTTCCCCGGCCGGGCCTTTGAGCGGATCGAACGCCGGCGCGATCGGCTCGGGTGCGAGATCAATTGCCGGCGCCGGCGCGGCTTCCACCGTGGCCACGGGTGCAACGTCCTCGATATCCAGGAATGCTACCCGGGCGCTTGCGACCACCCCAAGCGCTATTCGGTCAACTTCCTGCCCGGCCGTCTCCCCGGCCTTGCGGATCGCGCGCGCGGCCTTGCGGGCGGCATCAATGGCGCCCTGGACTCGCTCTTGCGCGTCCGGTTGCAACATTTGGGAAACGGAGCGCGCGCGCGCCGTGGCCTTTGCGATCTCCTCCGGATCGAGGTTGGCCACACCCTGTTCCATTTCCGAGAGTAGCTCCGATATCTCGGATCGGATCGCGCGCACCGCTTGCACGTCATCTTGGGCGATCCGGCCGCACACGACATAGACGCTAAGGCGCGACAGTTTGGCGCCGGCGTTGAAATCGGCCGCTACCCGGAGCGCTTCATTGATTGCGCTTTCCAGGTCGCGCGCCTTATCGTCGGGGCATAGGAGACCGAACGCCGAGAGCGCGCAGACTCCCCGGATTAGCGCGTTTGCCTTCGATCGCGCCTTAGCGGCGTTTTCATGCTCTTGTGGATCGGTAACGGTGCGCTCCGTTTCCCATTTTGCCCGTTGCGCGCCGTCGGAATCGATCCGGGTGGCTTCGATCGTTTGCTTTGAATAGCGGACGTTTCCCTGTACCCGCGTATTGAGGGACACGAGCAAGCCGGGGCGAAGAGTCGATGATTGCAGAGTCATGGCTGATTCCTTTCAAAGTGTGAGGATAGGGGATTCAGATATCGAGCTTCGGACCGATCGGGCTGGATGCGTCGGTCTCGGGGAGTGATGCGGGGCGAGCCCGGCCTTTGACCCATGCCCGGAGCGCCGCAATTTTATCGGCGGCAGTGCGGGCTAGCGGCACGGTAGCGCGCGCCACTGTGAGGAGGTCATCGGTCGTGATATCGCGCGCGCCGTCATTGTAGGCGGCAAACATGGACTCGGGCACAAGCGCCGCGATCTCGGCGCCGGTGAACGTGTCGCAAGCGCTCGCGACCGTGCTGACGTCGACGGCCGCACCCTTGCCAAAGGTGCGCAGCGTGGCGCTTACGATCGCGGCGCGCTCGGCGCCGGTAGGCAAGTCTACATAAAAGACGTCATCAAAGCGCCCCTTGCGGAGCAATTCGGGGGGCAACGCGCTGACATCGTTTGCGGTAGCAATGACAAACGCTTCACCTTGGCGATCTTGCATCCAGGACAAGAGCGCGCCGAGAGCATCAGAGGAGACTCCACCGTCGGCGGCACCTTGGGTAGCGCCGGCCAATGCCTTTTCGATTTCATCCACCCAAACGATGCAACGGCCGAGAGCGGCGATTATCGCGAAAACCTTGCGCAGATTTTGCTCGGATTCCCCGACATATTTGCTTTTCAGCGCGCCGAGATCGAGCCGGAGAAGTGGACAGCCCCAAGCGCTGGCGAGCGCCTTTGCGCACATGCTCTTACCAGTGCCGGGGACACCCACGATCAAAGCGCCCCGGGGCGCCTGTAGCCCATAGGCGCGCGCGGCCGGCGTGAAAGCGCTCTTTCGTGCAATGAGCCACCCTTTCAGGACTTCGAGTCCGCCGATCGAGTCGAGTCCTCCCGGGAGGGGTTCGAACCATTCGAGCAAGCCGGCGCGCGTCACGACTCGGCGCTTTTCCCGGGCTACTGTGACGGGATCGATTCGCTTCAATTGGACAAGAGAGCGCGCAAAACAGGAAGCGCTTTCATCCTCCGTAAGCCCGAGAGCGGCATCAATTGCCGAGTCCCGGGTGCCATTGTTGGCGGCACCGGCTTTCAGATCATCGGGCAGGGACTCGATCGCCCGATCGAGGATTGCGCCGATTTCGGCGCGATCGGGTAATGGCCATTCGAGCACCGTTGCATGGGGTGCGATCTCGGCGGGTAGCTCGCGCCCCGGGGAGACGGTCACAATGGCTTGCGCATTGGCGCGCGCGGCGCCGGGGAGGAGTCGCGCCGTATTGCGGAGGGTGCGCAGCGTGAGAGCGCCGGCCGGGCCCGCTATCCAGGGCGATAGGTCGCGCATAATCCAAACGGTACGATCCCCGCTCTTGGCGCGATTTTGAATGAACGAAAGCATATCCCCGGGGTCACGATCCCCGAATGATTGCTTATTGCCGGTGATATCGGTCACGCCGGCCGCGACGTCCCAACAAAACGCTTTGTAACCGGCCGATGCGGCCGCTTCAAAGACGCACCTTTCGACTCTCCCCTCCTCCGGGGAAACAACGTGAATGTACGAATTGCGGGCGCGCAATAGCGCCTGAACGTCGGCAGTCATAGCTTGTGATTTTGTCATGTTTCCTCACAGCCACCGCACCATCGCGGCTTCGATACCATTAAATTATTTTTCTGCGCCGCTCCATAGCACGAAACGGAAACACAACATTAAATTTTATTTTTGGGATTGTGGGCGCTTAGAGCGCCTTTTATTATTCGCTCAGCGCTGGCGCTCCTGCCGGCGCCACTGTGAGGTTTTCACCATGAATAAGTGCTTTGTCGTTTTGGAAACGGCCGGGTGCGAGGTTCTTTCGTTGCGCCTATTCGCGGGCCCGACGGGCGCCGCGCAATGCTTCGAACATTGCGCTGCGGAAAACCGGGCTCGGGAACATCAGATCACACGGGAGATTCCCGGCACCGTTCGAATCGCCGGCGATGATTCGTATTGCGTGCAATTGATCGCGCAAAAACCGCGATGGGCATTTTTGCCGGCCGGTTGACTCCCGACGGGCGCCGGACTCGGCTCGGCGCCTATCGGGTGGCAATACCGCCACCCTAACAACTGTGAGAGAACCACCCATGCGACTCAAAAATTGGAATTGTGACAATGACAAATGCCGCGATCCGGCCGGGCAGATTCGAGTCTACCCGCTCGGCGCCGGCGGCAACCTCCTCCTATGCCGCGCCTGTTTCGAGGTTGAGAATCAGTATAGGCGCGAGAGCGGCCGCGAATACGGCGCCCCGGAGCGATTCCCGGTAGTGTCCTGGGATCGCGCCGTCATTTACGGGGCGGAGGGACAGTGACATGAAACAACTAACCCGCAAAAACATCATGGTAATTGGGGCGGTTATTGATATCGCCCTCCATGCCACCCCAAAGCGCCCGGTATCCTCGCGAGCTATCGCGGCGCGGCACAATCTGCCGGCGCGCTATCTTGAACCCGCCTTGCAATCACTAACCCGCGTCGGTCTCCTCAAAGCCACGCGCGGGCCGTCGGGAGGTTACGAGATAGCCCGGGAGGGGATTACCGCCGAGGATATCTTGCGCGCGGCCGAATCCGTGGAGGAGGAGTCGGTAATCGTCTCCCCGCTCCTCGATCGGATCATGCCGACACTGGCGCGCGCCGAGGAGTCGTTTGTCTCAGCGCTTTCGCAAATCACCCTGAAAGATTTGACCGAGGAGGTGCGCACGTGAAAAACGCAAAACGCACCTACGGGCTAATCCTCCGGCGCCACGATCGGCACGGTTACCCGCACATAGATGCGTGCATGGTATGCCGCGAGAATGACGCGGCGCACCCGATCAATTGCCGGGCGGAGGGTGAATGCGCAATCTATGAGGATTGCGGCGCCCACGATCGGCGCGCCTATGACGGGCTCGGACTCTACGGTTTTGTGTCCGAGGTCTCACTAGGTTTTATCGGTGCCAGCCGGCCGGAATATCGCGACGTCCACGCGATCGATTCTAGGCTTGCGGGGAAAATGTCTCTGACGCTGGCGCGCATTGATCGGAAAATCGAGCGGCTCGCGGCTCGCGAACCCGGGGACGTCTTTATGGCGTTCTGCGATTCGCTCTCGCTCGATTTCGTGGTGATCCGGACGGGAGGCACGTCATCCTCTTACCCTGACTGTGATTGGGCATGGTTCACGCCGGCGGAGGGGCGCAACCTATACCGGCAATGGATCGAGACAGCGATTGCGGAGGAGCGCGCCAGGAAGGGGAAGGCAGCATGAATCGCGCCTTTCGCGCTCCTCGCGCCATGCTAGAGCGCAAAGCGGTGCACGGGCAACCGTGCACCAATTGCGGGCTATGTTGCGTCGCAACGCAATGCGCGCTCTCGCTCCACGTATTCGGGAAACAGCCCGGCCCGTGTCCGGCGCTCCTCCTCGATATCTTAGACGACGGCGCGCCGCATAGTATGTGCGGCCTTGTCTCCGAAGCCGTGAACGAGTCCCAACGTAAGGCGGCGCTCCTCCTGATCTTCGCCGGCCGGGGATGCGATGCGCGATTCAACGGCGAAAAGAACGATCAGGCTTTTACCGATCGGCTCAACCGGGAAGATGCGGCGCACCCGGAAGACTTCAAAGCCGCGTGGCAACTGTGGGGAAAAGAATGAAGTTCTGGATTATCAGGCTCGCGATCGCCGGCGCAATCGCATGGGGCTACCTCGTGGTGTCCTCGTGGATTACGACGGGCTACGCCGTGATTAATACCATCACGGACAAAGTGGAATCCGCAAAGGCGGCGGAACAAGAGCGCCGGGCATTGAAAACGTCCCAGGACCGCTATACAAGAAAACGGGAATCAACCCGCTAGCTGCCCCAAGGGGTCTCACAGCCTTGCGAGGCGGCGAGTGTCGGCCCGACTCGGGCGCCAGCCCGAGTCGGGCCGATCTATTTCTGGCGCTCCGGGTGGGCGCGGCGGAGCGCTTCCCCGAGGGGGTCTCGATTCGTCGCTGATTTGTTCTCCTCATTGGGACATTTGGCCGGCTGATTTGTCCCATTTGTCCGATGCGGCCGATAGGTCGGGCCGATCTTATCGCGCGCACTCAGCCCCATGCGATGCGCCTGATTTACGACATTGCCTTTGTGCCGGCGCATGATCTCGGCAATTTCCAACGCCGAATGATCGCGCCACAAGCGCTTTAATTGGATTCGCTCCAGCCGAGTCCAGGTCATACGAACAACTCCGGCTCGGGCTCGTTCGTGAGCATGTTGAAGCGGCAGCGCTCGCGGTCGTAGCGAAGGCGCACCTCGCCGCGCTCGCCGGTGCCTTCAAAGCGAACCTTGCGCACGTGAATGACGGTCTCGGGCTGATAGGCGTCGGGCCGGTCGACGACTAAACCGTGGTCGCACTTGTTGAACCAATTGGCGCTACCGTCGACGTCGTATAGCGTCGGAACCCGGCTCGCGCCTTTCTTATCGCTCACGTCCTTAGTCGGGTGGGCGATCACAAACACCGCAACGTCGTGAAGTTTGGCAAAGCGTTTGAGTGCCCGAATCGAGCGCCCGATATAATCGGTCACAGTCTCGTTTTTTAATCTGGCGTGCTCGACTTCATTCCAGGGGTCGATGCAAAGCACACGCACGCCGTCGCGCAGCACCGCGTCGGTAGCTCGGTCGATTATCCAATCGAGGTCGAACGGCTCATCCTCGGCGCCCGATCCGGTAGGGTCCGCGTCGATGAATCGGAAATACTCATTGAGAAATTTGCGCGTAACCGAGTCGGTTTCGCCCACAATTCGAGTTAGGATATTTCGCACGTGCGGCACGGCCGGCATTTCCGGGGAGAACAGCGCACACGGCCAGGAGTGCAAGAGCGCCAGATTGCAAAGAAGGTTGAGCATGAAAACCGACTTCCCCATGCCGGGGATTCCGGTCATCACCAAAAACTCGCCGGCGAAGATTCGCACGTGCCGATCGAGCGTCCACCACCCCGTCGACACAGTGGGAAGAGCGCCCACCTCGGGATAGTCCGCAAGCCGATACAGCCCACGCACGGGATAGGGCCGGGCCGAATTGAGCACGCTCACGACCGCGCTCGCCCCGTGGCGTTGCCACACGTCGTTCAAGTCTTTGCAACCTTCCGGGTAGGTGACGAACGAACAACGCGCTGCCGAGAATCGGCGCACGAGTTCAGCGGCGAGTCGCACGCCCGGAGGATCGGAATCAACGGCCAGGATGAAGCGGCGAATCTTCCTGATCCGATCACGATTATTCCAGATGAACGCAAACTTGCCGGCGCTCTCTTGCGAGCTATCGAGCGCTTCCAATTCATCGGGGCGCGCACCTTGCGGAACACCCGGCGCACCGTCGGGCACTGAAACCGTGCACGGGAAGCCACATTCGACGGCCGTAAGCGCGTCGATCTCACCCTCGGTAACCACAAGTGGAATCTGTCCCGTAGCAAGGTTCGGATCGTCCAAAACGTCAGAGTTGTAGAACGTGCGCCGCCCGCCCGGCGTTTGCCAAAACCGCTTGCCTTGCGCGCGAAACTTTTCATTGACGCACTTCCCATGCTCCCAAAACGGAAACACGATGATATTGCCGTGGGTGTCGGGAATCACCTCGCCCGACGCAATCCGGCTAGCGGTATAGATTCCGAATCGAACGGCCGTCTCCGCGCTTATTCCCCTCCGCTCGAAATTCTCGATCGCGTGCATTCCGAGAGTCGGCGGCATAGTACGCACCTCCCGTCCAACCACAGTGATTGCAACCCCAGGAACAGCCATCGTTGTCGATGGTCACGCCGAGGACGCGAAGGCGCTTGTGTGCGCCTTTCCGTTTCTTCGAACACTCAGGGCATGTCGTGTATTGCCGGCGCGCGGTAAGCGAGCGGACCATGATCCCCGCCGCGTACAGTATGTCGCCGGCGGATTTCATTGCGGCACACAAATCCAACGCCAACCCCGCACGTGAAAGCGCGCGTCAATCACGATCGGCCACGCCACCCACCCGTCACCTCGCGAGCACCACCCCATCACAACCTGCCGTCTCGGTTATTCGTTGGCCGGCACTCCTCCGCCTTGCGCTGTATCCACCCGCTCAGCACAGCGTCCCAATCGGCGCGACGCTCGCCCTTGCCGTCGGCCCATGCCTTCATCGCCAGGAAACAGGACTCGGCAAACGCGCGATCGAATCCGAGTTTCACCGCGAGGTCCGCGTGCTTGCCTTTCGGCCGATAGTCGCCCGGCAGAAAAATATTTTGCTTCTTGGACGCGCGAGCCGAATGAGGTTTTTCCGGCGCCGGATCGTGCACCACCGTGCCGCCGAGAATCTCCTTCGTAGCCTCGCACCCCTCGCGAGTGTGGAAGCGATGCACACCGGCCAACGTCACCAAAACCCAATCCATGCGCAACGCTCCCTTACTTTCTTGTTGTCCGGCCGTTTCGTTAATCCTCTCCCCTTTTTCCTCTCTCGGTTCTTTCGGTTTTCTCCCCACACCCCTCTTTCCACTTTCTCCACTCTCTCCATTTTCCTCTCTCTCGTGAGTGTTTAAGATTCTAGAGGAAGCAAGTAAGTAAGAAAGAAAGAGTCTTAGACTACGCACGCACGCGCGCGCGCGCGAGGTCGCGACCACTCGCACCTCGGCCGGCGACGCAAACGGAGCGCCGGGCATAGTTTGAGTCTGACCGTGAATTACTCTTGTGGGGGGAGTGGAAACCGGTTATCTGAGGTTTCCAAGTCCCACCGGGTAATGGACGGTGGTTTAGATCGGTCGAGCGGCGCCTGTTGCTCGGCCGATCGCTTTTCTACGACTCGTGAGTGGGGGTTGTCGAGTCCAAAGAGGGAACGAAAAAGGGCGCCGCATGGCTAACGGCGCCTTATGGTTAGGGAGGAAGCCGGCGCGACCACACCATGCCAGTAGTATGAGTCTCGCGCGGACCTACTAGGGATAGCATGAGTGCGGTGCACAAGCGAGGGTCGAGATTCGAGGCATTCTGGCTTCGCATGGGTGATCGTATCAGGGTTGCAAATTCGGAATGCCGGCCGGAGGAGCGCCCGATCGAGGTTCGCCGGTATCTCGCCGCGCGCGCGTTTGAGAGGTGGCGGCGCGGTCTCCTGGAGCTACGGCCGGAGGATTACCGACAAAACGACAAATAGCGACATTTGCCGACAATTGGCGACAAATTCCGACTCTGCCCGAAAAAATTATTTTCGATGCGAGTTGTGCCCATTCCACAAGGGTTTCTTTGATTAGTTATGTGTAGATAACTATTGGGTTGATACGGTCGAGCCTAGAGTCAAGTCTGTGGAAAACTCACAGAAGTGCCGATGGGACGGGCACTTGTGCGAGGTCGGATCGGGATTACGCCGAAAATCGCGGACCCCCCATGCTATGCTTCTCCCGCGTGTGGGGGAGATCACCTCCGCACGGGCTCTTTGACAACTGAATAGGAGAATGATGATGCCAGCGAAGATACGCGCGGCGGAGCCGTGCCCGACGACAGACTACCTCGCAATCATCCTGTGCGGCGGCGGCAGTGCTTGGGGGCGATCCCCGGACAAGGCCGAGGCCGTGAAGGGCGCGCTGAAAGTCTACAAGCGGGATTGGGGCTCTCTCTTCAAGATCACGAAAGGCGATGAAGTTAAAATCAACATCGTCGACGTCTACCCGCACGACGAAGTGTCCTGGGGTTCCGATGGGTTCTATGCCGACGGGGCGAAGATAACCCCGAAGGTCGAACACCTCACCGCGCTAGTCCCGTAACGCAACCGGCCCGGGTGGCGGCAACCACCCGGGCCTTATTCCACAACCAACAAGGAAAGATGATGCAATGGCAATCTTTACACATTTCGGAGAAGAGGTGCAACTGACCGAGGCGCGCCTGATCCCTATGTGGTTCGTGCAGCGTCCTTACGACCGGACGACGCATTACCGCAAACCTACCAAGGTGCCGAAGCGAGCCAGCGTTGAGGAGTTCCCTTCGTGGCACGTGCGATCTACCGGCGAAGGTGGCCGGCTCGTGTGTGACGGCAAGTGGTTTGAGGTGATCTCGCTCAAAGCCGACGACGGTTGGAACGAGATCATGATAGCACTCTGCAAACTCAATCCAACCGATGCCGCGAAGTACAACGAGTGGAACAAGGCCGGGGCGCCGGAAGCCTCGCACTTCTTTCCGCCGATCGATCCCAAGGAAGCGGCCTGATTAGCTAATCAATATTAGTTAATACACCGAGATCATCAAACACTTAGGGCGCTCAGTTAGAGCGCCCTATTTTTTTGAGTCGATACTGACGCCCGCCACCTCGCACGCCGATTGCGGTCCAGCCATAGGGCCTTAGCCAACGGCGCAGATTGAACACTTGAACTTTGAGCGACGTCTTATTGATCCAGAAGAGTCTTTCCCAAAACACTTCTGTGGCTACAGCATCTGGCCAAGCGGCGCGGAGGATGGCGTAGATGGATGCAAGTTGGGGAGGGAGGGTGTGTGGCTGGCGTCGCGTCGGGCCCACTCGGCAATCAAGAGAGCGCAAGCGCGGTGGTGATCCTTTTTGCGTGCGAGCCATTGATGCGCAGACGGCAACAACTCCATTGCTCGCAAACGGGATTGTTCGTCCGAGGATTTGAGGAGACCGTGCGCCCGTTTCCACATTCCCGGAACCACGTACCGAATGGGGAGCCCGCATAGGATCACCGTCGCCCTGATCTCCCCACATCCCCGGCCGAAGCGAAACGCGCTCGATACCCCCTCGCGCGGCATAGACCATACATTCTCGATTACGGCGAAGTCGATCCGACGGCGTTTGATCCAACCGGAGAGCCAGAGAACGTCGATCGAGCGATCCTTAACCTCGCCCACGGTGGGGAGGTCGATAACGTCGACGACGCCGCCTTCGTCGGTAATCGCAGCGGCGCCGGCTAATCCTGGGTCAATGCCGAGGATGGTTGTCACGTGTGCGCTTGCTCCACCTCGCGCTCCGGGGCAGGGGTTTGCGACGCCTCGGCCGGCGCTTCACCTGAGCCATTCGCGGCAGCGGCCGGCGCCGGAGCTACCGAACCCTCGCCACCCGCCGGCGGATTGGGATTAACCACGGCGGCAGTTTCCTCCGCCGGGCGATCGCGGAACATATCGCCGGCCGCGCGCATGTCGACTTCCATCTGTTCCAGATATAGATCGCAATCCTCGTAACACGTGCGTGCTTTGACGGGATCGCGCGCCTTCATGCGGCGCCACCGATCGGCCATTCGCCACGCGATCGGATTCAAAGCGTGTTTTTCGGCCGCGTCTTTGATCGCCTGTCCGAGCGTGCCGGTGGCAGTGGCTTGGCGATCTTTGAGGGTGTCCGATTGCCGCGCTAGGTCTTTGAGAACCTTCGCGCTTGGGACTTGGCGCGCGCCGTCGTCGCGCTGTTCTTTGCGTGGTCTACCCATTGGGCGAGTCCCTTTGTTTTGTGTCTGTGGAAAACTCCACCTACTACATTTTGTGGCTTGTCGTAAGAATAAAATGCGCGTACTTGTTTTGGTTACACCGATTCAATCGCACACATATTTCGGTGTTAATCTGTGAGGTTCATAGATGGCACGGTCAAAGAACCGGCGCACCACGCCGGCGCTCTTGGTTGAATTGGATAAAATCACTGCCGCCGTTGTCATGGCGCGGGAATTGGTTGTCGCGATAAACGAAGCGGATACCGCCGGGGTTACGAAGAAATGGACCGAAGGGCTTGAACGGCTACATACGGACATACGGAACGCCGCCGATCGGGCGCATGCGCACCTCCAGACGATAAGCCTTCACGCTTCCATGATCTGAGGTGGGCCGATGGATAGACGTGGATTCCTTCTCGGGATCGGTTCGACACTGATCACGGCGCCGGCGATCGTGCACCCATACAACATCATGCCGGTGCGGCCGTTGGTTCCGTATGGGTTCCCCGAGCTTGCGGAATTACTGAAAGCCGCGCTTGATTTCAACATCCTCACCACGCATCGGACAATTCTTGTCCAGCGCAGAGAGTTTGTGCTGGCTGAAACGTGCTTGCGACGCATGATCGGAAGCCAGTTGATGCTATCGAGCCCACTGATCCAGCGGCCAAATTTCTATTTGGCCGGAGTGCCCGTGGTGTTGAAAGTCTGAGGTTGGCTAATGGTCTATTGGCTGTTGACGCTCAGTTTTGCGCTCCATGTCATCACGCTTGGCATAATCTCGTTGCTCTGTTTCCGGCTCGCCCGGGATGCTGAGCACCTCAATCGGACGCTCGATAGGTTCAGCCAGCAATTGCGTGGGTTTTGATGGCGTCGAGTCGTCATGTGTACCCGGTGAATGTGGAGGTGGGCCGCAAGATTGCGTTGCGCCGGCATGAACTTGGGCTGACCCAAGGGTTCATCGCGGAAGCTCTGCCGAAGTGCACGGCGCAGACGGTGAGCCTGTACGAAGCGGGGGTGGTGAGCATGAACATAACCACGCTCGCGCATATCTCGATGATGCTATCGGTCCCGATCGGGTGGTTCTTCGCAGACTATGACGTGCCGAGCGGAGAACTACCGATAGCCGATGAGTTTTTCGATCGCGACGGCATGCGGATCGCGCAAGCGCTGCGCGGCCGGGCGGAATTAAAGAACATGGTTGCGGCAATGTTGTCGCATTGCGTTGGAGGGAAAGGTGAATAAGGAGGAATCCGAGCGGGTGGCGTCGCTATCGAGCCAACTCGCCATGTCGCAAGCCGAGACCATCACGCACAAAGAAAACGCCGCCCACTGGAAGCGGGAAGCCGGCGACAAGGCCGGAATGCTCGATACCATGCGCGCCGAGATCAAGGATTTGAAGGTTCGGCTCGCCACCCAGGAGCGCGAGAACGAGCGTATGCGGGGCTATATCGAGCGGGTGCACGAAGATGACGTCGTGCGCGAGGAGTTAGTCGAGACCGGAGACCCTGACCGGCCGAGTCTCGTGCCTAAGCGCAAGCACTGCACCTTCCCATCACCCGATCCGTACACGCGAAAGCATTCTCTCTCTCCATTCCAACAGGATCAATGGGGACAAAATCCAGACGATCCGAAGCCGAAGCATTGGGTGACCTATGGCTGACGTATTCAATCGATTTTTCGTTGGCGCGGTGGCTGAGGATATCGCGTTCATGCTGCCGATCCCGCAACGAATGAGCAAGGCCGAGGCGCTCAACCTCGCGGCGTGGATCGTGGCGCTTGCCGATCCCACCCGAGAGAAATTCGACGCACTGCACAAGGTAGTCATCAATGACTGACATATGGGGCAATGCGATCAAGTGGGATGGAATGCCGATCAAAAAGCCCGGTCTGTACTACGGCATTCCCCTGGAAAAATACCTTAGCGCCAAGATTTGCGAGGGATACTCGGCGTCGTCGTCAATGCTCGGGCGGATATTCAACGAATCGCCGGCACACCTGTATAGCTCGTGGGACGGCAATCCGCACAAGATCGAGGAGCCCGAAAGTAAGTATCTGACGCTGGGGCGCGCGAGCCACCACCTCCTCCTCGGGGAAGATTCGTTTTCGACGCTCTACACCGTGCGGCCGGCGAAGTGGGATTCGTGGCGGACGAAGGACGCGCAGACGTGGAAGGCGGAACAGGAGCGCGCCGGCTACACCGTGCTCGTTCCGGATCAGTTGGAACAGATTAAGGGGATGGCGCGCGCTCTTGGCGCCCACCCGCTCGTGCAAGCCGGAATCCTCAATGGGCTGATCGAGCACTCGATGTTCTGGCAGGACGCCGAGACCGGGCTGTGGCTCAAAGCCCGGCCCGATGCGGTGCCGAATGATTCCGGCGACTATGCCGATCTCAAATCGACTATGAGCGTCACAGACTATGCGTTGCGCAAGAGCATCGGGGATTTCGGCTATTATGCCCAAGGCGCGCTCGTGACCGAGGGTGCGTTCAGGGTGCTTGGGCAGAAGAATACGACTTTCAGCCTCGTATGCGTGGAGCGCGATCCACCGTATTGCGTGCGGGTGGTCACGATCCCGGAGGGGGATTTAATCAGGGGAGAACGGCAAAATCGGCTTGCGCTCCGGCTCTTTGCGAAGTGTTTGAAGGATGACGTGTGGCCGGGCCCGGGCACCACTGACGCCGAAATGATCGGATTGTCCGACCGCAATGCCGAGTGGCTGGACAAGAAACTTGAAGCAATGGAAAAGGAGTTGTTGACGTGAAAAAGGGACCGGGCGGACGCGAGATCATTCCGCCACGGCTACTGCGTGGCCTGTACAAAAATCCCGACCGGTTCGATGAGAAATTTGGACGGATCACCGACGACCTCGGCCGATTATGGACCGACTGCCTGATCAACAGGAGAGACGTGGACGCGATGCTGGACGGCACACTCGATCACCCGCTGCGGGTCTGCGGTTACTTAGGGAAGGACAACTGAATGATCGACGTCGTGAAGATCGAGGAGAAGATCGATCGGACAGCGGCCGGATCGACCGCTATCGCGATGGATTTGGGCGGGGTCCGATTCGTGAGCATGATGGAGTTGATGGAGTTCGCAAAATTGATGGCCGTGAGCCGGGAAGCGGTGCCACCGCATTTGCGGGGAAATCCTGGAGCTTGCCTCGCAATCTGCACACGTGCGCTCCGATTCAACTTTGATCCTTTTTCGCTGGCCGAGCACTCGTTCCTACGGATCAAAAAACGGAAGGACCGTGAAGGCAATTGGAGCGAGGAGGGAACGATCTCCTACGACTCGTTTGTGATCCGCGCCATCATTCAGGCGCACGCTCCGATCACCGGCGCACTCCTCTACACGTATGAAGGTGACGGAGACGATCGCCGCTGCATCGTGGCCGCCAAACCCAAGGGCGGCGGAGAGACCCTGATCTATCGAGGTCCGACACTCGGGGAGTTAAAACGTGATATCGGGAAGAACGAGAAGGGCGAGACCAAAGGAAGCCCGTTATGGGATTCGGCAAAGTCCGATCAGCAACAGGCATACGATGCCGGGCGAGATTTCTGCCGCCGGCATTTCCCCCACATTTTGCTGGGATGGTACGACAAGGACGAATTTGAGGAGCATCGTGGTCCGGACCGGGCGAAGGACGTCACCCCGGTATCGAGCATCAAAGACCGTCTCCCCGGGCCGGCGAAGTCCGCCGGCTTCAATGCGGACAAGGTTGCCACCGAGTTAGCTGCCGCCGGCGCCAGTGAGAAGCCCGCCACGCCCCCCGTGGCCGCCGAGCCACCCAAGGAGGTGGAAGCCGCGAAACGCACCAAGAAGCGCTCCGGCAAAGACGGCGATACCAAGGAGCCAGGACTAGACCTTGGCGAGGCGAAACACCAAACTCACGCCGAGCCGAGTGGGGGTGCGGAATCCGTCGCGAGTTCTGCACCCTCCCCAACACCCACGCCGCCTACGGAGGGACAACCTAGCGGTGTGGGCGAGACGGGGCCGGGGCCCACGCGACCCACAGACGACACCCCGGCTCCGTCTCACGAACCGGGACCGCTCGATTAGGGGCGGGACCATCAATCGGGCAGTGTGAGGCTCGATGCCGAAAGGTAGTCTGCGGACCGCCCCTTAAGTGGCCAATCTACCCGTGCAAGGCTACCGGCTCACACAATTGGAGGTTCAGCGAGTAGGGGAGTATCGGGAATGAACGCGCCTGATCCAGTGAAGTCGGTTAGTGCGATCGGTCGTGACGCGATCGAGCAAATCAGACAAATGTGGGAAGCGGTGTGCAATCAACACCGGGAGCTTGGCCAGGACGTCGACCACCTGTGCGGCTCGATCGAAAACGCGACACAAGATGCTGCGGCCGCAATATCAAGTTTCAAAAACCTTATGACGTCGGTGGGGCAGAGCATCGATTTGCTGCACCCGACGTTAGAGCTACGATTGCCGGCACCGCCGCCCGAGCCCGGAGCGCCGCCGAAGTTCTTGACAGAGCGTATGCCGCCGCCGCCGGAGCGAGCAAGCATCGTCAACGCACTCTCTGACAGTCTCAACGGCAGAAAGAGAGAGCGGAGACCGCCGCCCAAGGAGGACGAAGATGCGGTTAGCGAAGGCGTACCCGGAGCTAGTTATTGATGAGAACGTGGTTCCGTTCCCGGAAGCCGTGGTGAAGGCGATCGATTACCTTCGCGTCTACCGATACCACGTGCACCATTTGATGCGCGAGCAAGGAACGCAAGCCACGGATCGGCAGCACGCGCTTGCTGCGCTCCACATAGCCGCGATCGATATGGTGTTGGCGGATATTGAAAAGTGGGAGATCAACCCACTCCTAACCGCCCGGAAAGCATAGTTTCCGCAAGAGCGCCAATTCGGCCTGAGTGTCCGAGCGCACCGTCGCTAGCACCCACCAAAAAAACCACAGGAAGGCGCCGTTGAGGATAAGAAAGGCCAACATGATCGGCTGACCTCTCAGCGCGTCGGCAACCGCGATCGCCGTATCGTGCATCGCCTTGATCACGTTTCGACGTTCTCACCCGGCACGTGCTCCACGACCACCGGCTGATCGGCCGATACGTTAATAGTAATTGTCGGCTTGTCGACCGGGCGTTCCGGCAGTGCCGGCCGATCCGCATGGACGGGGAAGGTGATTTCGATATCGTCGTCGGTCTCTATGCCGAGCGTGGTCATGAGCCCTTGGCTGATATCGCATATCCTGCCCGTCGCTTCATTCGGACCCCAATCCGCCGGCCAAGCGCGATACTGTCGGCCCGTCGACGGCGCCATGATCACTGCCATGTAGTGCCCGGACGCGAGCATTTCCTTGGGGTAGACCGCGTAATCGAAGCGGAGCGCAAAGTAATTCACCTCCGGGTCCAACCTACGAGCGAGTCCTGTCGTGCCCGGTGGTTGCTGGGGAAGAAATAGATACGGTGCGGTCTGATACTCGTAAATGAAGGCTAAGCCTTCATCCGGCGCCACGCCTTCGTCCTCGGGGCCGCCAAACCAAGAGCATTTACCGGACTCGCGCAGCACCGGGTACACCCCCTCGGGGCGCTCCGGCGGCGGCCGGTCATCACCGATAGCGCGCCCGCTGATCGTCTCGGCAATCGCTTCGCATATGAAATCGAATTGCGCCCGATAGATATCGGCGTCGGCCTGTGAGTCGACGAAGCAAACCTCGATCAAAATCGCGGGCTCGTGCGTTCCATTCAGGAAGGCCAAGTCACTTCTGTATTTCCCACCCCTGTCTATGAGCCCCGAAGCACCGGCGATCGCTTGCGCCATCTTGTCCGCCAACTCCTCCTGAGTGACGTACAGGCACTCCGTCCCCATTGGCTTCGACGTGTGCTCATATGCGTTGAAGTGCACGCTCACATCGAGATCGCGCGTTTGCGCGTTGTGCCAATTGACAATGCGGTTCAAATTCTCCGATTGCGTCGTGCTCACATCATCGTGGAAAACCGCCGTCGGCACGCCGTTGTCATTGAGGAGCGTTGCCACCTCGTTGACCACTTTTCTCGCTTCATCGACTTCATCGAGAATATCGGCAGCGCCACGGATATATTTCCCGTGTCCGGACGAAATCGCTACTTTCATCGTCGCCTCCAATCGCCAAGGGTGATCCGTAGGGTAATGATCCACACGATGCACGCGCCAACGAGGATTGCAGAGACGACGATGATCTCTAGCGTGGTCATTGGTAGTTCCCGGTAAACGAGCAATCGAGCGCCGCCGTACTGCGGATCAGACACGTGATCCGGTCGACGGCATTGCCGCCGGTCGAGAGCGTGGGTTTCGCTCCGGCGGAGAATTTCCACGCCGAGCCCCAGGAGGTGATAGTCCGATTCCCGGTCGCGTCCTGGAGGAAATAGACGTGCGAATACATGCCCAAGAACGCTGTGGTGAGGTTGATCGGGTTTGCCATCGTGCGGCCCGTGCCCACGAGCGTGAATGAGAAGTTGACGGCTTGGCTGTAATCCGGCGTGAGCGTGCCGGTATCGGGGATCACCAGGAGCGGCGATGACAGCATGTACGGGGTCAGGGCAGGGATTCCGCAGTCCTGCACAACCCCCGTAGTCGTCCAGCAAACCGTATGACCCGGCGTGACTGACCCACTTTGAAGAACTTGACTAGGTGAATCAATTGGATACAGTAAACAGGACAGTGATACAGTTATGGCACGAATATGAGACATGAATGCTGGCATTGTGGAGGTTCCTTCGAAAGTCCGTATGCCGGCTCACGATACTGTTCAACAGACTGCCACTTCGATTATTACGTTGTCAAAAGTGCAACCGGTTGCTGGGCATGGAATGGTGTCAGGGCCGTTTTTGGCTATGGCAAAATGATCCGACAACGCCGGGTAGTCCATGCCCATCGCTTCGCTTGGCAGCGCGAAAATGGACCCATTCCAGATGGCATGTTTGTCCTTCACCATTGTGACAATCCTTGGTGCGTGAAACCCGATCATCTGTTCTTGGGGACGCTTGCCGACAACATTCACGACTGCATGTCCAAGGGAAGGTTGAAGCCACCTCCAATACACATCGGCCAAGACAACATTTTAGTGAAAAGACCGGAATTACGGCCTCGGGGAGAGAAGCATCATTCCAATAAGCTATCCACGCAACAGGTTTTCGAAATTATAAATTCAACAGGTTCATGCGCAGAAGTTGGCTGGCAGTATGGCGTGAGTAAATCTCTTGTATCACAAATAAGAAATAGGAAATGCTGGAAGCATCTCACTCCCACGATGCCGCGAACACGCAATCGAGCGCATCCACCGCCCGGATGAAGCAATCGATCCGGTCGATCGCATTCGGTTCGATGCTCAACACGGGCCGTTTGCTCAAAATCGGGAACTTGTAGAAATTGCCCCAGTTGGTGATCGTCTTGCCCCCGTTCACGTCCTGAACGAAGTACACCACGATCCGCATCCCGACATGCTTCTCGGTCAGGTTGACCGGATTGCCCATGTGGCGGCCGGTCTGCGTCATCTTCCACTGGAAGTTGAGCCCTTGCATCAAGTCCGGGCTACCGCTGTCCGAAGTGATTTCGACAATGCCCGAGGTGAGCGCCGGTTTGAGGTTCGTGGAGGGTTCGCAGTGGACCGCGAGCACGCCGATGGCGAGCAACATGCCGGCGAGAACCAAGTCTCGGAGCGCTCTATTCATTTGCGCCGTACGATCCAATTCACGATCAAAACGAAACTGGCATACATGCCGAGTTTCGTGAGCTTCATAGGATCAGGGTCATCGATCGTGTAGGCAATCCAGAATACGCTTGCCACGGTCAAGAGGCAAAACAGGTCCGCGAGCGCCTGGATCGTCCGCTGAGCCAGCGCGGTGAGCGCTAGCATCAGCATCTTGGTAGCGGCTTGCTGTGTCCGTGACGTGACGGGCGGAACTTCCGGCTCGTTGACCACCTCGAAATGCGGGCGGCGTGGGGTAGCTCCGCCGGCCAATCCTGTATCCGTCATTCAACGATATCCTTTGCCTTCGACATATGAATTGCGTGAAGGGAAAGACGAACCACGGAGGCACCGATCTCCGCAAGCCTCGATACGTCTTTGATCCGATCTATTGAAATCATGTTGAGCAAGTCAAAGTCCGTTTCCCTCAACCACATAACGGCCGGTCTGTCGGCGCCCTCTATGGTCAAGCCTATTCTTGTTTTTTTCTCTTTCATTTCACTGCCCTGATCCGTTCTCGGATTCCTTCCATTGTGGTGTCGGTTTCTTCGTCGTCGTAATCGTCGTCGCCGGCGCGTCGCTTCTTCGCCTTCAAGAGCGCCACGTGGTAGAGCGTGAGCGCCTTGAACCCGTCAATCTGGCGATCGAGCGGGGTGTCTTCCTGTTGTAGTCGCCCAGCAAGTTTTCTCGCGAGCGCGTCGAGTTCATGGGCGATACTCATCGGCGCCCCTTCCGCCGGCCGCGCCGCGCCTTGCGCTGTTCCGAAAGGCCAATGGCTATCGCTTGGGCGCGGCTCGTGACCTTCTTCCCGCGCTTGGACCCACTGTGCAGTTTTCCCGTGCGGTACTCGTGCATCTTCCGCATCTTGTCCTCGGCCATTTACTGCGGCCCTCCCGTGCCAGATCCACCTCCGCCCTCGCCGGGTTGGGGGCTGGGCGGTAACGGCCCGGTCCGATTCGTACCCGGTGTCTGCGCCCGCCCATGCCCCGGGCCCGAGGTGGCGGAGTTCACGATCCACGAGCCAAATCCAGGGATCAGCGCGCGAAAGAGTGCCGGATCGGCCCGGTGAATGTCAGCAAACCAATGCAGAACTTGCGGCTGATCGGTAATGTAGGCGGAGACGTACCACGTTAGGCGCTTGTGGAGCGCTAGCGGATTGAAAAACGATTTTGACGTGACCGAGACTTCCGATTGCGACGTCCCGTATTGGATACCCTGTTTCGGAAAGAGAAATTGGAGATCGTTGCCTAGTTCGCGCAAGTCCGCCGCTACGCCCGGCCCGAGGAGCCGTTCCTGTTGCTTTGCGGTATAGCGCGACAATTGATTGATCAGCGCCGGCCCATCGATCAGAGTAGCCTTGCCGGGGCTAGCTGCCATTGCCTCGGAAAGAAGCCGTTTGAGAGTGTACGTCTGAATGGCCGTTTGTTCCCGAGCGCTCAATTGCCGCATCACAGACAGGGTGGTTTCTTCGTGTGCCGGGCCCGGCGTGGTCACGTGCGCCATAGCCTGATCCACCCTCGCCGGATCGTTGGCTCGTAGCGCCGCGATAGGATTCGTTCGGACAAATTCTTCGTACGAGTCACGCTCCAGCGACCACCGGCGGAGCGCGTTTTGTGTGGCCGAAGGATCGAGTGCGCTAACCTCTATCTCCCCGTCGGCCGCCGCTAACTCGCGAGCAAAGCGAAGCGTTTGGCCCATGCGTTCGGCCGGATTCACCATTCGAATCTGCCGGTCGTTTTCGAGAAGGTTTTTGAGAAATGCCTTGCCTTGTAGGCGCATCGTCCCGGTTTCTGGATCGAGGATGCTGGAACTTCTGATCCTGTTGCGCATGTCGGCTTGGGCGATAGCGTTGCGGGTTTCTGGAGAAACCAACCGCAAAATTTCGCGGGTCGCTTCTTCGTGTCCGCGTTGGAGCACGGCGGCGGCGACCACCTCCGGATCGGGAACTAGGCCGGACTTCGCATCCCGCACCAATTTGTTGATCAGGGCATTCTCGTACTTCCCGATTCCCTCGCGATAGGCTGTGTCGGTAGCTCGCAATTCTCGCGCGGCATTTCCCGGCAACCCTTCACCACTTTCCGCCAATTCCTGAAACCGCTCATTGATTGGATTCTCTACCTTTCGAATGAGCGCGTAGGACTGATCCGGCGTGAGATTCGGGAGATTCCACATTCGCGCTTCGTCGCGGAGCGATGATCTCGCCCGATGCGCTTGGGCAATGCTCGCGCGCCTCGGATCGTTATTGGCAATTTCCTGCAATGCTTCCGGCACCGTCGCGCCGCGTGACTGCAACTCCTGGACTTGCTCAACTGCCTGTTGCCACCGGTCGTATCGCTGCACAATTCCTCGGATCGAGGCCGGCACCGCGCCGGGCATTTGCGAGTACATATCGACAATCTGACGCGCCTCATCGATGGTTTCGGTCATGTCGATGGGACGCACGTTTTCAGGAACCATCCCCTCTATATTGTCGTACCGCTCACGGAAATTTGCGCTGAACCGCCGGCGATCAGCAATGATGGCGTCCGCCGTGTCCTGACTTACCCGACCGGACGGTTGCTGTGACCATGCGCGAAGGTTCGTCTCTTGATCGCGGAGCATGGTGCGCGCCGCGCCCTCCGCCGCCCGGATCGTCTGTTCGTGGAATTGGTGTTGGCGCTCCGCGCGCTCCACGAGCGTCAATTTGGCGCGCTCCGAGCTTAGCGCTTCGGCCTGATTCGAAATCTCTTCCATCGCGGAACGGACTTCCTGTTCGTTTAGTCCGGTCGACGCGAGAATGCCTCGCAACTCGTTCTGGACAACCGCGACGTTTTGTTCCCGGGTGCGCTCGCCCGATACCACGTTGCGGAGTTGGCGCTTCCGTTCGAAGCCGGTCGCCTCGGGCGCCAATTGTCCGATCGGGGGGATCGCGCCGCGCGCTAGCCAGCGCTCCCCGATTGCGGAGGTCTCCGGCGTGACGCCAAACCATCCCCGTTTGAGAGCTTGCCCGATCGGGCGGAGTGCCGTGGGGGTGCCCATCATCAAAGTGTTGATCTCGGCACCGTGCACTAATTTTGCGGCTTCTTCTTTGGGCTTCTTCTCGTAGATTCCCATCCATTGCTTGATCAGGTCGTCGATGCCCGAGCCGATAGCAAACCCCACGCCGCCGCCGACGGCCGCGCCGAATGGGCCGGCCACCGCCCCGCCCGCGAGCGCGCCAAATGTCGCCGCCGCCATCGGCGTCGCTTCCGCCTGAGCGCCGGCCACGAGATCGAGCATTTCGCCCGGCATGACCGAGACTTTCTTGCCCCCCTCCTTCACCCACCAGCGGCCGCCGCGATCCTGGCCAAAGTCTCCGGGCTCGTAGTATCGCGCGAGTGTGTTGCGAGCTTCGTTGGGATTGTCGGCACGGCGGAGCATCACGCGGAGCGCGTACGGACCGCCGGTCTTGTAATCCACGTCGGCGTCGCGTCCCATCATGTAGCGGGGATAATCGCCCGCATTGTGGGTCATCGCCTTGGCTTGTTCCGGCGTGAGCGGCGTGAGGGTGTACTTCTTCGCGTCTCCGCCGCTCGTATCCGTCTTTGTCGTATCGTCGGGCTTCTTCGCGTCGTCGGGCTTCTTCGCATCCGTATCAAACGGATTCGTATCGAAGGGAACAAGTTTGTAGGCGGGTGCGGCTTGTGCTTCGGCCATTATTCAACCGGGACTAATTTGCTCCAGCCGGTCGCACTATTCGGGTCCGGAACAGCCCACGATCCATCCGGCGTCTGAATAGCGTTCGGGTAGCCTTCGGGCGGCTTGGGACTATCCGGCTCATCAGGCTTGATCAAGTCATCGTATCGAGCCTTCATTTTCTCCTGCATGTCGTGAAGCGCGTGCTGCACGTCGATGATACGAGTGAACCTCGGGAGTTCGACTCCACCGACGCCCAACTTGCCCATCGAGATCGAACCCGGAATGATCGTCTCCAATTGCGCAAACTCCGCCGAAAGGTTGCGACCTTTGCGCTGGAAGGTTTGCCCATAGTCTTCTTTCAACTGCGCAAGCGTGCGCTGGAAATCGCGAATCTCCGTGTTTGGTGTGGCGCCGACGAGTCCCGCTCCCCACCCTTCGATCGTCTCCTCGATCGCGCCCAAAGTGCCCATCGCGCCAACCGTAGGAAGCCAGTGTTCGGCAAGCGCATCGGCCTGTTCCCCGGCTCGCTTCAAAGTTTGTTGGTAATCGTCGACGAATTTCTTGCGATCCTTTGCCGCCGCCGCTTGCTTATCCTGAGCCTTCTTGTCGCCGGCCTGTATCCGTTCGCGTTGGATTTTGGCTTGATCCTCGCGCCACTTGTTCAAACCCTCCTGTTGCTCCCTATGGTATCGCTCCTGTTCATCGGCCTTCTGTTTCTCGATCCTGGCTTTTTCCTCCTCTGTATTGGCCTTCTGTTGATCGATCTTCTCCATTATCTGTTGATGTTTAGTATCCTGCATGCGTTTGAGCACTTCGGATTGCTTGTTCATGTAGTCGGCGTAGCCCTTTATTAGTTCGGTGACGGATTTTCGTGACGCCTCTTGGACTTTGAGCACCTCGGGGATCATTCCGTGCTCCCACATGGTCGCCTCGCGATCCATGCCGTATTTCGTCATCACCGCCTTGACTTGCGCATCGCCGGCCGCGACGTCGCTATCGCGCAACCGGAGCGCCAATTCGAAATCCCGCTGCGCCATCGTGTGACGCTTGATCGCTAGTTCAGTGTTCTCCTTCCACGCTTCGTGATTTTGTAGGTACGATGCAGTGTCACCCTTGTTGATGGCATTCTGCATCGCCGCGAGACCGTTCAACGAATTGATGAAGCCTTGCCGGGTGAACGTGGAAGCCGCGATCGTGAGCAAGGCGAGCGGGCTGGACATGGACGCGATCGGATCGGTGCGGACCTTGTTCCACTGTTCCTCCGCGTTCCACGGTTGCATGGTTGCGTCAGGACCGACGCCGAGCGCATCCCATTGATCGTGCAGCCGCGCGCTCTCACGCTCCCGCGACCGCTGTTGTTGAGACAGGAGCCCGCCCACCTCTGTCGTCTCGCGCCGTTTCGATTCGACAAGCGATTTCGTTAACTCGGGGTCAACCGGCTTCATCACGTCGGTGATCATCGAATCGAACGGCGTCGAGAACCCGCCAAACGGGGATGGCGGAGTCGTCGAGGTGTCCGACGGCGGCGGCGGAGTCGTGGTCGCGGTATCGCCGGGTTTATCCGAGTCGTCTTCCGCCATGTCACGTCGCCGCTTTTAGGCTGATCGTCGGTCGACCGGCGGCGCCGAGCGCGGACGCGACGTTGGCGATCGCGTTGCCCGTCGCTGTGGCTTGCGCCTGATCCGCCTGGAGGAGGATTTGATAAATCTTCGCATCGAGGCCGGAGACCTGTAGCCCACTCTGGAGAATCTGGCTCGCAATCTGTTCCGTGAGAATTAGCGCCTGACGGTCGATCCCGGCGAGCGTTGCCGCAAGCGCGGTATTGTTCTTCGCGTCAGTGGGGAGCCCTTGGCTAGCTGCATTCGAGATCGCGGTTGCCTTCGCCGCCGCCGTGGCGGATTGGATCGCCGCCGTGTAGCCCGGCGGCAATTTACCGGAAAGGTAGTCGTTATACATTTTGTTGGTCGCACCGATTTGGTTAGCCAACGCCGTCTGTTCCGGAAGTTGTTTCTGCCCGGTGATCATGTTGTAGAGGAGCCCGCCGCCGGCGACGCCGAGGCTCGCGGCGGACAATGGATTCGCCGCCGCCCACGTGCCGGCCTTCCCGAGCAAACTTCCAAAGGTTGATCCACCGGTGAGTGCATCGGCCGGCGCGCCGCCACCCGTCGGCGCCATAGCGGTAGCGGTGAGCATGTCGGTCCCGGCCCCGGCCCCACCACCGGTCACTCCGGGAAGCGTATTAAATACTCCACCCCCCCCTGAGACTGCCGGATCAACCGCGCCGCCAACCGTCGAAAGAGGAGTGGTTGCGCCCGTTATTGCTGTACCCGTTGCGTCTACCCCGGTTACTCCGAATGGTGTGCCACCGGCGTCGAGTCCGAACATCGTAGCCGCCTGTCCGGTCGTTAGGCCGGGAGTGCCGAGTCCAGCGTCGGTAATCGCTGTTTCCCCTATGCCCGGGGTAATCGCGAAGCCTGTGGCGGGATCGAGGATTCCAGCCCCGGCACTGAGTTCCGGCACCGCTTGACCAAAGGCCCCGAGCGCGTCGGCCCCATAAGCGGCAGTGAGTGCACCCGTATCGATCGCGCCGCCGCCGGCAAAGAGACCACCAGCACCCGCTCCGGCAATGTCCGCACCGACGGCACCACCGGCGACGTCCGCCGCCGCCACACCGGCGCCCACGTCCGCCGCCGCGCCGGCAGCACCAAGCCCGAAGATATCGAGCGCCGCGCCGCCGAGCCCGAGAAGGTCAGCACCAAACGCGAGACCTATACCGCCGAAGATCGGCATGCTCGATCCTCCTGTTCCACCCTAGCACACGCCAGAATGAACGACGCAATCTGATCCCGGTGCTCGCGCATGTAGCTCAATAGCCATGACGGCTGCACCTCGATCTTTTTGTCCGCCCACTGTTCCCACCACTCCTGATCGAACGGCCGCGACAGGCAAAACTCGAATACCTTGGCACACACCTCGCGCCGGGAGAGTTCCTCGAATGTGACGGTCAGGCTGTTGGGCAATCGCGAGATTTTGTCCAAGTCCGGCGCGAACTTCCGCAACCACCCGCGCATCACCGACCAATCGTCGCCCTTGAAATGATACACGCGGTTGTAGCCATCCAATATGTCCTCGATCGATCGCGTGACTACGAGCTTCCGGTGGTTCGGGAAGTACCGTTGGATCGTCCGCCATACGATCACGCCGCACGTCTCGCACGAGCCGAAATGCGGCAATAGAAGGAAGTCCTCGATTTCCGCGAGCGCGCGCATCTTGGGCAATTCCTCAAACCCCACCGTCCAGGGCCCGTAGCTTAGGAATTGCCGAAGCCAGTAAGTCCGCGACCGGCCGAGGCTGTAAACGATGAACGGTTCTACAACGCGATCTTCTGGCCCGGCTTCACTGTGCATGCCGCCACCTTTGCGAACAGGGTCTCGCGGACGAACAGACGGCCCATGCGCTTCTTGATCATTTCGCGCGAGCAATCGGTGAAGGTCTCCAGCACGATCTCCTTGGCGTCCATGCCTTGCGCCCAACGAAGGATATCGAGGTAGAGGTCGCAACAGCGCTCCAGCCGCTCCTTCCTCCCCGCGTCATCCTCGCCGGCGACCGGGGACACGAGCACAAAGCGCTCGATCACGGTGGTCTGCAATGCGAGCGTCTCGCGCACGGCTTCCGCCAAGGCCACCCCGTAGTCGTTGGTGATGAAAAGCCAATCGTTGCCTTCCACCTTCGATCGCAACCACCCGTGGATCGTGTCATCGCGGAGGTGGGGGAACTTCTCTTTCAGGCGCTCAATTAGATTTGCGCCATGCCGGAACATATCGGGGATAGCTACGCGGTGAGTTTCGCTCATGTCATTCAATCCCTAAGATTTTCGACGCGCGGTAGTGGTCAATGTAGTTCTGTTGCACAAACCACCCAACGCTAGAGGAATCCTTCCAATCGATATCCCCGAGGTTGGCGCCCTGAATACCGAGCGCCGCGTTTTGGTTGAGGTGCATCTGATAGTGCAACGTGTCCCACAGGTCCATTGATGGTTCCGGGAACAACGGCATGGGATCGAGCACGTATTCCGCAAGGGTCTTCCCGATCTTCTGATTGATGAACCGGTTTATGTCGCGGTGACTGACAATGTGGGCGAAGGAGAATTGCGCCCACCCGTTTTGATCGGCCGGGATGACGTTGAATGAGGCGATCGGCATTAGAAATAGGCCATCACGAGTATCCGCCCGTCGGCGCCGTCCCCGCCATTGTTGCCGCCGCCTGTCCCGCCCGTGCCATGCGCGCCTACCACATAGGCGTAGGTTGCCGCTGGCGCATTGATAAGAAACGAGACAGATTCTCCCGCACCGCCCCCACCCCCGGAGACGACGGAACCGCCATTCGGAGAGCCGCCAGAACCGCCCCCTCCTGAATTGGTTTTGGCAGTGGCACCGACGGCGGCACTCGTCTGACGTCCACCTCCTCCATAAAACGAAGTAGACCCGCCAATACCGCCCCACGAAACAACTCCGGCGGAAGAGTTGGTCGCTCCATAGCCACCGTCCTGACCGTTGATGCGCTCCAACTGTGTCCCGACGCCATTTACGCCAGGACCACCTCCCGTACCTCCTGCGCCACCATTACCATTGCCAAACGTCCCGTGGAGGGCGGTCCACGAACCAAATGATGTGTCTGTTGCGGTGTTGCTGCCGTTGCCGCCGGTAGACGCACCTCCGCCAGACCCGGAACCAACCATCTTCACAAAAAGATACGTAGCACCGGCAGGGGTCGTGTATGTCCCGGAACCGGTCAGGTAGACTTGAACGGCCGGAACCACCGTCGCGGTCTGATCGGCCAGAAGCACAAACCCGCCGATCGTCGAATTGAAACCACAATAATAGACGTGGCCGCTTAGAAGGTCGTTGGCGCCAACTTGCGTTCCGCCATGCTGTTTGTAGAGGTTCTGAGCGCCAATGCCCGCGACATTAACGGTGACCGATCCGGTGGAGGTGGCGGCCGCGAGGAAAGCGAAGACCGGCGCTCCGCTCGTGTAAGAAGAGAGAGGCGGCGTATTTGCTATCGGTGTAAGAACGATGGTGTTCGTCCCGTTCGCCGTGCACGGAATGACAGTGAGCGCGCCGACGTTCGTAAACATCGTGTCGAGGTTCGGGGTGTCTAACTCGGTGACGTTTGCGAAGGTGAGCCAAGCCACGGGCTATCCCCTGTACGCTTGAATTTCGTCCGCGATCATCGCGGAAACGAGCGTGATATCCGGCTCAGTTGTAGAGAGCGTCATACCGGTGACCGAGCCTTGCTGTCCAACCGCGAGCGGCGGCGTCACCCAATGGCCGGCGAAGATGGAGACGACCGGGATCACGACAAGCGAGGCGTTCTTTGTCGGGATGATCGTGCCCGAGGCGTTCTTGACCGGGATCGTCTGATTGGGCGAGCTTATCGTGTAGGTCGATTCCGTGGTCTCGTTATCAATCCCAACGGTAAGCGAGATAATCGCCGCCTTCACGAAATCGATCAGTGCCCAAAACCGCGCGACCGACTTGACGAATTGATATCCGCCCGGAGCGCCCCACAGTTTCGATTGCACGACCTTGGTGAATGCGCTCGATCCGGCCTGAAAGAGCGGATAGATGCTATTTCCGTCCGTTCCGTACGTGGTGAGATTTGAATTGATCTCCTGGTGCGCGATGTAGATGAAATTGATGCTTTGTTGTGACGCAAACCATTTCTTGCCGTCCCACATGAGGAGTTCGGTCGTCTGTACCCGCGTGATCGGATCAATGATCGGCACGAGCACCATCCACACCTTCTTGGCGAAGATGACAGACTTTCCGGCCGATAGTTGCTGCCCGCCGAAGCCAAGCACCGTGCTCCACACCCCGTCCATGTCCTCAGAAATTTTTTGGGGGGAGGAACCAATGTTGAGGTGCGCTCCGAAAGAATTGGCGAATACAAGGGTGTTCTGCCAAATGTCTACCGTCGCCGGGTAAGGAGTACCTACTTCCGGGTTTGCGTTCTGATTCGTGAACGAAGTCACCGGCGGGGTGCCGGTCGTGGTGACGCCGGATATGTAATTGATCGACGAGTCGCCAACTAGGTAGAGGACACCCGACACTTGCTTGAATGAGGTGTAGCCAACCCGGAGGAATGAATCGACGGAGGTGGCATTGCCGCCACCATCGGCCGAGGAGAAGTCGGTCAACGAGCCCGGCGCGCTCCACGAATACTGACCGCCGGCGGCGCCACTGGCGATCGAGCTTCCGCCGCCTACCCACACCCTTCCCTGGAAGGTCTCCACCGTGTTTCCCTGAATCCCAAACGGCATCATTGACACCGTTGCCTGAGCGACGGTGTTGTTAGGATCGTTCACGAGGATCGTCGGCACCGTAATGAAGCCCTGCCCGCCGGCGCCTATCCCGGTGTTGGTAATCGATCCGCCGCTGATGCTACTCACACTGACCTGAGCACCCGATCCGCCGCCGCCGATCACGCTCAAAGTCACCGCCGACGGCTTACTGTAGCCAGCGCCACCGTCCGTGATCGTGATCGAGGAGATCGTGCCGCCGGTAAGAACGGGGGTGAGAATTGCCGTGCGTGAGGCGTTGCCGCCGCCGGAGAATTGCAGCCCAACCGCATCGGTCGCGGCATAGCCGTGGCCAGGATTGGCGACCGAAACCCCGGTGACTATTCCGTTATTGTAAATCGCAATGAGCGAGACCCCGGTGCCTGAGCCGCCATACGGCGTGATCGTCGGGGCGAAGGTGTATCCCGAGCCATTGTTGATCACGACAGGATTCGGAGCGATCGTTCCCGACGTGTAGAGGAACGCCCCGTCCCAAATCCAATAACCATTTGGCTGATTGGCAACGATGATGACGAATTGGCTTCCCCACTGTGAAACACCCACATTCGTCATCGAAGGATTGAGGATCGTTCCCGCCGGCGCGATGTTTGTCACCACCAACGTGTCGGTCGTGATCTGCCAAATTGAGCCGTCGGAAAGGAAGATGATACACACCGGCGAGATACCGATGTTCGCAAAATCGTAGAACAAGACCGTTGTGCCCGGCGCCGACACCGAGGCCGTGAATATGGCCGCACCGACGTCGGGAAGCGTGCGTAGCTTCGCGTGCCCGAGCGGAATCCACCCGTTGATCCACGCGCATTGTTTCGGATCGACTCCATAGCGCGAGCTATTCGTGTCGACGCCCTGGAAAGCCTCCATCACCAAAGGTTCCGGACCCTTCCAGAATGGGCCTTCCTGTTCCTCGGGTGGGGCGGCGACGTCGACCATTACACGAGCGGCCTTCCATACGGATTGGTGTAGCGGCCGGGCCGAGCCGAGCGCCCGTAAATGCCCAATTGCTCATTGAACATTTGCGAATAGGCGCGCGCGAAATTGAGGTTCTGGAGTTGTTGGTAGGCGAGCGCGACCGCGAAATACGGCACCGCATCCGTCCAGGGATCGGGGATCGCTTCAACCGTCGTGTCGTCGAGGAGGTCGATTGGCAGACAGAAGCAATCCCATTCGAGTTGATAGGATTGCGACGGAATCGGGAACAGATAGAAATTCCCCTGAGTGCCCTGCCCGTACTGCGCCGCGAAGAAAGGCACGTACCGATAGACAAGCGCGTACTGCCGGATCATCGCCTGATAGGTCGAGAACGCATACACCGGCAGCGAATAGCGGAAGTTCGCATAGAGGATGCTCACACTCTTGACCATGTAGACCGCGCGCAGCCCGGGGAAGGCGGAGAGGTTCACGGCCGAGAACGGGTACACCTCCTGACCCTGTGAGAGTTGATTGATGAACGACATGCTCGCTTGCGCGGTCGCGCCCGTGCCGGTCGGATCGGTGACCGTGATTTGCGGCTGGAAGTAGCCGGCGCCGCCAAAGACCACGTTGTAGGACGTCACCACGCCGCCGATGACGTTCGCCGTCGCGGTCGCTTGCGCACCGTTCGGCAACGGCAACGCGCCCGAGGGGAAGTCCGGAGCGCTGATCACGACCGTCGGATTCGTGTACCCGGTCCCGCCGGCGGTTGGCGTAATCCCGATGATCGCGCCCGAGATCGGCGTAAGCACGCGGCAGCACATGGCGCGCATCGCCACCTCGCGGCGAGCCCGGTTGATGTAAACGATCAAGTCCTCGGGATTGATGCGATCCTGTTTCTTGTCCGCGAGGAAGCGTTGCGAGGTTTTGAGGTATTCGAACAGCATCAGCCGCCACCTCCGCCGCCGCCCGCCGCTTGAAGCCCGAGTTTGTTGGTAACGGTCTCGTCGACCGATTGGAGGTACTCGGTCCGAAGCACGTCCGGATTAGAGAATTGCCGCGCGCGCCCCATAAAGAGTTCATAGCGCTGCATCATGCGATCGGCGTCTGCCGTGCGCGCCGGCGATTGCGCCGATAGGAGCGCGAGGTACGCCGCAAAATACGGGACGGCATCAGTCCAGGGGTAGGGAATCGCCTCGGCCGTGCCATCGCTCACGAGCGTGATCGGCAGACACACACAATCGAGGTTGAGGGTGTAAATCGCATCCGGCGGAGGATCGAGATAGAAGCTCCCGAGCACGCCTTGCCCAAATTGCGACCACCGCACCGGCGGTCCGTTAACCGGCGTGACGTTGTTGAGATAATAGAAATTGAACCACTGCCACGGGTGCGTCTGTACCCACTTCTGCCCGGACGCGATCGAGTAGGTGATCGCCCGCACGTGCAGGACGCTTTGAACTGCCGCCGGCAATCCTCCGATCGATGAGAAGTTGTAGTTCCGGACGCCAACAGCCGTCGACAAGGTGGCAAGCACCCTGACGCACTCGCCCTCGCCGGCTAACTGATTGCGTGCGGAGTTGATCCAGCCGTCGATTGATGCGGTCGAATATAGGCTAACTGGAGCGGCAGGTACTTGCAAAAGTTGCTGTGTTGCTGTCTCATAGGCAGTGAGAGCCATTTCCAAACTCCGCAATGTTTCTATGCCTAGAGACGATCTTTCCCCCGAGTTCCTGAGATTGATTTTCTCCTATGATCCGGAAACCGGCTTGCTTCATTGGAAGAAGCGAACCGACATTTCGTCCCGTGGCGACAGGAAAGCGGGAAAACTTGCTGGGACTTCCTGTGACAAAGATGGATATCTTGTCGTCCAAATACGAAGGAAACGGTACGGGTGCCATCGAATCATCGTCGCAATCGTAACCGGCAAGTGGCCAGAGCATGACGTTGACCACAAGAACGGCAATCGAACCGACAACAGATGGAGCAATATTCGTCAAGCAACCCGGCAACAGAACCTTCGCAACATGAAACTTAGGTATACCAATAAGTCTGGATACAAGTGGGTTTCGTGGTCGAAGGTGATGAATAAATGGGTGGCTCAAATCAGAGACGGGAAAACCAATTTGAATCTCGGTTTCTTTGACGATCCGGCAGAAGCGCATGAAGCGGCCAAAGCCGCCGCCATTGTCATTCACGGTGAATTTGCAAGGTCTGTTTAGCATTTGCCGGGTTTCACCCCGGCCGATGGAAGCGGCGGGGTGCCGCCTCCTCTTGTTCAACCAATTACACGCCGCCCGCTGGCTGGATAAAGAGCGTGTCGGTCGTGCTTCCCATGACCGAGGTGAGTGATGCGGCCGAAGCGTTTGCACCGGCCGTCAGACCACCGGTCGAAGACACCGCGATCAATGCCGCCGCACCAAGGAACAACCCTCCGTCGGTGATCGTCGAGATCGAGGTAATCGAGCCGCCGGAGGTGGCCAAGGTGCCTGTCGCCTGTCGCGGAATCCAAATCGTCCCATCGATGAACGGATTTGGAAATTGAGTATTGGCTGTCGCGCCGGCGCCATTGCCGAAACCGGTAAAGACGCCCGAGGCAATCGAGGCGCCACCCGAGACCACCGAGGCGCCCGTCATCGTCTGCATGAGGAGCGCGGTGATCGAAGCGCCCGAGCCGCCGGTTCCGGAGATCGTCAACGTCGGAGCGGACGCCTGTGGCGCGCCCGGGTTCGTGCAGAGCACGCCCATGATCGAACCGGCGCCTTGGAGCGTCGCGAGCGCGGTTGCGTTCGTGATCGCGCTTCCGGCGATAAGGTTCGGATCGGTCGGGTTGGGCAAAATCGTAATCAGCGGCGCGGTCGGGTAACCGCCACCCCAATTGCGCATCGTGATCGCCGTCACCGAGCCACCGGTGATCGTCGCGTCCGCCGTCGCGCAAATTCCCGGCGGCGGAGGGGCCGGAATGAATACGATTGGAGCTACACCGTACCCGGCGCCCGCCGCCGTGATCGAAGAGATCGATACGCCGCCGCTAACGATCGGCACCCACGTCGAGCCACCGGCGCTCGCGGTCACCGTCGTGTTCGCTGGATAGCCCGAGCCAGCCGCCGTCACGACACCGGTAACCGGGCAACCGGTCAGGTTCGCAACGCGATAGTTGAAGCCGTCCGCGTTGGCGTGAATGATTCCCTGTCGCGCGGCGCTCACATATGGATGGATGCGCCAAATCTGAGTGACGGGATCGAAGAATTGCAGAACGCACACCCGCCCGAGACCGACGTAGGTTGCCTGATCTTGCAAAGGCAACGTCTGCCCGGCGGCAAGCTGCACCTCGTTCGTCGCGTAATCATACGGAGCGAGGAGCGCGCCAATGTCGGACGGATACAAATTTTGAGGTGGCGGAAGCCCCATCCCGGGGCCCGAAATCGAAAGGGCCATCTTCTACTCCTTAGAACAGGCCACCCGGGCAGTTGAACATGAACGATCCGGACGACGATTTCGCGCTGATGATGTTGTAACCACAGACCATGATTCCTTGCTGTCCGATCTGGGAGAGAGGCACCAAGGAATAAAATCCTGAGAAATCGAAAGCCGCGTCTTCTGACAAATAGAGCGCGGTGTATTTGCTGTTGACGGCGAAGATCGTTCCGGTCGGGCAGAAGTGATCCGCGTACCACGGAATGCCGCTGATATTGATGTTGGGGAAGCTCGATCGCGCGGCGGTCTCGATCGAGTACGTGCCGCCGGGCATGACGTATTGCGATTCCGTTCCCTGGATATCCAGGTTCAGGTTCGCAAAGTCACCGGGGCTCATAACGACAAAGGTGGGAGCCTCGCCGCCGGCCGCGTCAGTGATCTTCTGGAGCACAGCCGACGCGCCCTTGCGCGTTGCGGTCGCGGAGAAGAGACCGGTGCCGTTCCACGGCGAAGTTGCAAGATTGATGTATTGACCCTGGAAGTTAGCGTTGCCGCTCGCGGTTCGATTGATTCCGCCGTAGCTCGCGACGTTCGTGCCGTTGTCGAACGCATCATAGAAAGAGTTGGGGAAGAGAGCATTCGCGGAATTGTTAGTGAAGGTGAGCCGCGCCATGTTCTGCCGAGTGACGGCATACACGTCGTTCATTCTCACTTTCAGTAGCGATATCTCCCGCTCCGTCGCTTGGAGGACCGATTCGCCAAACGGAAGGGGAACGGGAACAACCCAATAGGCGAGATTCCATTGCCCATTTTGCACTCCCGGAGTGATGTTCGGTGAGTTGAAGGCGCCGCCATAGCCCGTGAATTGCCCCTGGACCATCGAGTTGCCCTGCAACGGAATGGTGACTTGGTTCAATCCGCCGGCGGCACGCTGCGCATTCCCCATCAAGTAGTACATGGTGGGGCTCGCAAAATACATTTGCACAAAGAGCCTTGGCACAAACGCGCGCCGCGTCACCGCACTTAGTTCGGTGAACAGTTGACCAGTTGGGGCAACGCCAGTTCCGGAGAGGGGCACGATCGGTCCTCCTTATCAGCGGGCGGCGCGGACTTCCGCGAGTGCGCTATTGATGAGATTGCTCAGCGCTCCGCTGTCCTCCCCTTTCGACTCCAAGAGCTTCTTGGTGTCTTCCGCACCGGTGGTGGGGAGGTCGTAGAAATTGAACGCGGGGCTGTGCCGGACCGGGCTTGCCGGCGTCGCTGGCGGGTTGTGCTTGTCGAAGATGATGGCCGCGTCGGTATGATCGAGGATGCCCTTTGACTGCATCATGTCTTCGATCTTCTTGATGCCCTCTTCGGTGTACTTCATGGAGCGGAGCTTGGCGCGACCGTCTTCCCAATCGCGTTCCAACTTCGCCTTGCGATCGTCGGCGGCGCGCTTGTCCGCCGCGTCGGTGATCGCTTTGAGCCCGTCATCGACCTTTTTGGTAAGGGCCTCGATCGCGGCGTTGACCGGTGCCACCGCGTCGATCTCTGGAACGGACCGCTCCGGCTCGACGGCCTTCACCGTGGCCATGAACTTCCGGCGCTCCTCGGGATTCGCCATGATCTTCGCGATCAGCGCTTGATTTTGTTCCGCGCGTTTGTACGCGGCTTCGTCGACTTCGATCAGCGGCATGGCTCAGCCCTTACTTCGTTCCGGCGTTGGGCACGTGACTGACCGTCATGGAGTCGTTCTTCATGCCTTTCGGCAGATGCGACTTCCGGCCGCCGATCTGTTCCTCCTCCATATCGACGCGAACGATCTGAGGATCGGACTTCGGCACGGCCTTCGTGTTGTCGCGGAAGATATCTGGCAATTTAACCTCCCGATCCGCCTACTAATTTCAGCGGTTTTGCTGGCTGCATCGATTCCAGCCATCGAACAATAGAACGAAGTTCGTCTAGGCTGGCGTTTCGCTTCAACTCGTTGCAGCGATAACAAATCACTGCGACGTTCCCCGGCACGTATCCGAGAGAGGGAATGATCCGATCTAGCGATGGTGATGCGTCAGTGGCCCCTTTGGCAAACTCTCCGTTTCTGCGCTCCAGTGTGCGTGAGCAACATGGGCAAGCATCGGGGATGGCGATGTCGTCCCGGGTAATAGAGAACGCGATGCCCCTTCGTGTTGCCCGAGACTTTACACCCCGGAGCATGCTCCCGACCGGGTTTTTCGCAACGCTCATACGAACCTTCGTTCGATAAGTATCACCCTGTTCGGCGCGTTTGGCGTTTATCCAGTTCCGCCAATACTGCCGACGGCACACCACGCAATGACCATCCCGCGAATATCGCGGCGCTATATGCCCTCTTTGGCACGCCTCCCCGGTGAAGTAGTATTGGTCGCCAGCGTCAAAGGCTTCCTGCCGCGAGGCGAGCGGGATTTCGTCGAAAATATCTGGCTTGCGGTCCGCCATTAACCCGCTCCCGCACCCGCACCGGGCGGACCACCTCCGCCGCCGGCACCACGCATCGCGGCAACCTGTCCTTGTTGCTGCACGTTGCGCATGGCCATGTTCTGAATTTCGTTTTGCTCCCCGGCGGGTGACACCGTTCCCGGGGGAATGTGCTTCGCGAGCCCGTTGAGGGCCTTCATCACCGCGTCGCCTATGGGAGAAGTGGCGCCGACTTTCGCCAGCGCCGACTCTAGCAATTTGACCGCCATCCCTACTTGCTGGAGCCCGGCCGCCTGAAATCCCCGGTTCTGTGTTGGCGCCGTTGCCGGCGTCGTTCCAGTTGGGGGCGCTCCCTGCGCTCCTGGCCCGGCACCGGCAGCGCCGGCGGCAGCGGGAGTGGGGTCAACCATTGCTGTTACCGACGGCCCTTACGGCCCCGTCGACGATTCCTCTCGATCATGGAGAATCTCCTTCGTGTGGGTTGCGGCAGTCTATTGGTCCGCTTGCTCCACACCGGTAGCGGTCGCCACCAGCGCGCAAAATCTTTCTAAACCCACACGCGGATTATCCCCTATTGAGATTGATTGTCCGGATGCCGTTTGTTATGACCCCATCGCACGGATTACCGGTTTAATGGCGCATGACAGAAGAAACGCAGTTTCCCAACTTGAAAGTGAAGCATTTTCTGTCGATCAAAGAAGCGGCCACTTATCTTCAATGCAGTAGGTCGTCGCTGTATAAACGAATCAAAAAAAAGAACGGGATTCCTCACAAGCGACTTGGAACGAAAATCTTAGTTCCCCTGACGGAGTTTATGATGTGGGTCTCGCAATCGAAAATCCCATGACCGAGCAAACGCAATCTAACCTCTACGTTCTCGGATTCATGTTTACCGAGAATCGCGGTCTGAGCTTCATCTACAAGTCGCACAAAAACGTCATGGAAGCCTATGAGCGCGCCATGCCCGAGCCGTCTGTGACACTCGGGTTACCAACCGATGAGACCCTTATTCGGTTTGCGGACGACTACGGCCAAGTCGCCACAATCCGGCGCGCATCCATCATCGCCTGTTGGGTGGAAGACGTCGCGAAGGTTTCCGAGGGAAATATCGAACGGAATCTCCACAACGCTCGTTCGCAAGTGTTCCTCAATCGAAGGGCCGCTAACGATCCCGTGCTCAAAACGCAAGCGATGGTCGCCGGCGACGCATTGCGAATGAACGGGCCGGCGAGGTTTGCGAGCTAGCGCATCCGGCCGCCGCCGGACCCACGCTTCAAGAGTTGCGCGAGGAGTTCCGGGTGTTGCTTCATAAGCGCCGCCTGTTCCTCTTCTTTCTTGGTCAGGCGAGCGTGCAGCAATTCTTTTTGGGGGAACGGCAGCATATCGATTGCGCTGTGACCGTCGATAAAACCGGCCTTCACCCCGAAGGCGATCAGTTGGGCATGGTCATCCTGAAAGATCGGGCTGGAGCTATGGCTGTCGACCGCGACGCGCCAATCGTGGGGAAGGTCCGTCAACTTGAACGAGGTTTTGTGCATTTCCTCGATGTTCTTGCCCTTTGTCCAGAAGTTTGAGTCGTCCTTCGCCTCTTTCAAGGTGAGGGTTAAATCTGCCGCCACGGCGCACTGACGCTCCACAAGGAGCGAGCGATCGCGAAGCGTGGGCGAGCCGGTCTTCATGAGGGTGTTGGCATGCACGCCGGCGCGGACGCCAGCTTCTCCCTGCCCTTGCATGATCGGCGGAAAGCCACCGATCATGTTGACGATCTGGACAAGCTCTTGAATGAGCGGGATCGCCTGTGGCGGAAACTCTGGCGTAATGTCGTTGATGACCGCCCCGGGCGGCGCCGATATGTAGCCGGCGGCGCGCTGTTGGTCGTAGATTTCGTCGGTGAGCCCGTCGAAGCCAACGAGACCGATGATCTTGTCGACTTGAAGCCCGAAGAGGCGGCGCACGTCATCGGCCGTCGTGGAGAGGAAGGTTTGCGGCTCGATAAGGTCGACGATCTCCGGCCGCCCCCAAAAATACCCGGCGACCACGTTGGGTTGGATCAGGGTGTAGGGGTGGAGGTGGGTATGGTGCTCGCCATCGATCAGGAGGTTCCGTTTCTTGCCCCTCGGCTCGATCAGGATATCCGGCTCGATCAGTTGGATCGTGGTGTAGTCGCCCTCGTCCTGTACCCATAGCTCGTGCAGTTTCGCCATCGGCGTGATCACCTCGGGCTGCATGATCGCGTAGTTGGGATCATTGCCGAAGTTCACGATGCCGCCCGGTCGGGGGATTGCCGGCGAGGTGGTTTGCAGCGTCGAGGAGGAAAGGACTTGATGAAAGAACGACTGATTGACTTCGCTCGCCTGTTCCTTGGCAGAGGCTTTCTGGATTTTGTGGAAGAGGTTTTGCGCCCCCTCCATGTCGTAGATACGTTGCCACACCTCGGGCATGGTCAGAAGGGTGGTCTCGCAAAGCACCGTCTGATTGCTGATCTCGTTTTCGTCCTCTCTCCACACCCCGAATTGCCACGGCATGACTAGCCGGCGGTTGTAGCGAGGCTTCCGCTCCGGCCCGTCCTGAGTGACCCACTGTTTGAGGACGCACGCGCCGTATTTGCCGGCTTCAAAGACGCCGGTGCCGAAAACGATATCGGTGTTGTTCCTCTCCCACGTCCGGGTGAGTAGGCGCGCCGCCACCTTACCGCGATCGAGGATCGCTTCCGGGTACTCGTTCTCGAAATCGATCACGAATCTCAAATCGGTCGGGCTGTAGAGGTGGGCCGCAAACCGGTCCATGTGCATGTAGAGCAAGTTCATCAGCGACTTGCCGCCGTCTTGCTTGCCGGTCTCGATGATCTGATTGATGACACGCGCGTAACTCGCGCGAATCCCGGCCGTGTGGCGGCATTCCTCGATGAGATCGAGCGCTATCTTGCGAATTTCCCTTTCGCTCGTGGGAAGCGGGAAGGTATCCACGTCACATCCAAGTCTGTGCGGCTATCCCGAGCGGAGTGATTGCGACGTCCGGAGCGGAGCCGTTGCGCTGGCGTTCCACGATCTGCCCGGTCTCGCGCATTTCGAGGTATTGATCCCAGCGAATGCCCATCGTGGCAAAGCTCGTGCCGCGATTGTTTTGATACGGCGTTTGTGAAAGCGCCGCGAGCGCGGTTGTGTTAGTGGTCGGAAGTTTTCGCTTATCGGTCGCCATCATCCCCTCCGGATATAGCCGGGCTGGAGTGTTTCGAGCGCCGGTCGATCGGCAATCTTACCATGATGGTTCTGGAGGATCGTAAGTTGTTTGATCCCGGAATTTGGATCGAAACCGGTTTGCACCGCACCGGCGTATTGAGCGCCGTTTCCCTGAAACCCTACCTGACCGCCGGCGGCGGCAATTGTATCCATCTGTCGCGTCACGTCGTTGACGACGGGCTTAGCGGCGATCTCGCCGGCGTGTCTCGCGTCTTTGAGATCGGTAATCTTGATATCGGCCATGTCGGACACCGGCACCCCGAGCATTTCGGCGGCGACTTGCGCGCGAATCTCCGAGCCCTTTTCCATGTCCCGGTAGACGCGATCGACGTGCTTGGCTTTGGTGAGGAACGCCGGCACCGCGAGAACTTCATCGTCGCCATTGTGCATTTCCACGCCACAGAACGGGCACGAGTCCGGGAACCGCCCGGTGAATTTAATAGCGCCTCGGCATTCGCTGCATTTGAGGACGGTGCCCAATCTGATCTCTCCATGCACGCCGGCGCATGAGCGCGGCCGCCTTGACCCTTGCTTGGCGCTTTTCCTCGAAAAAGCGCTCCAATTGCATCGACGAATAGAGGAGCGCAGCGTCCGTCGTTGTCAACCGCGTGCGTGCGGCTTCCATATCCCGGGTGCGCTTCTGTGTGGTCATCGCCTTGCGCACCCGCTCCTCCCAGCATCGGGTGGCGAGCGCGAGCGCTACCATACGGTCGTCTTTCTTTGACCCTTGGGATTCAATCGCGTCCCCGTCTCGGGTGATCCAGCGAGCTTCCTCAATCAAGTCGAGCGAGCGAATGTGGGTCATGCCGTTGGTCACAAAGTCCCGGCACCGCTCCATGAGGCGGACCTTGCCCGAGGGACCGGCGCCTAGCGTCGTGCGCCACTGCCACGCGCGGCCGGCAGTCATCGAATCAGGCCGGGTATAGACGTAGTTCTTGACGTTGCGGAACACGTCTTTGAGGCCCCTTTCGAGCACCTCCTTGGGCTGATAGCCCACGTTGATATGATGCTTGACCGATTGGATTTCGTCCCACACGGCGCCGCCCGGGCCGTTCAACTCCACGATCAGGTAAATGTCGGCGCCTTCCTGTGAGTACCACCCGGCGAGCGCGAGGATCACCCACGCCAACGGTCGCGTCCCGGTCAACGGCCACGCATACTCGGCACACTGATCCATCCCGTCGGCAAAGCACCGCATGACCTGGACGGCAGAGCGATCGTTGTGCTCGTTCGCCCCAAAGGCCGGATCGGCGGCGATGACATAGACGGCGGCCGGCTTCGGTTCCTCCCACACTTTGAGGTGCACCATCTTGGCGTTGGGCGACGGCCACGCGCGGGTGTCGACAAATTCCACGCCGGTCTGAAACCAATAGGTTTTGAACTTGCCGCTGGAGTATTTGTTGGCTTGCTCAGTGAGGGTCTGAGGTTCGAAGAACACGCTGCCGGTGATCTGGAACGCATCCTCCTCGGTCCAGGGTTGCTCTTGAACCCGAGTGACGCTCCCCTCGTACTCAGCCGGCGCATCGCCCTCTTGCTTGGCGGCGGGGTCCATCTTGCGGCGCACCCACGCGAGTTGCTCCGGGGTGACTTGATGATTGTAGATACGCCGCACCTCCTCGATCTTGGATAGTTCCTTGTCCGTCGGCGGCTGCACGCCGTATCGCTCGAAATCCGGGTGCGATCTGTCGATTCTCTGTGACGGCTTGCTCCACCATCCGAGGAATACGCAAACGCAATGATCGACGTCCTCGCGCGCGTCCTTCCACATTTCGCACCACTTGTTGTAACCGCGCGCGGTACTTTCGTAGATATAAAGGCGATTCGGATTCTCCTCTGACAGCGAGTTTTCGAACGCTTCCAATCCTTCATCGTTGTCGTAGGAGCAAAGCTCCGAGAGGTGAGCTAGCGAGAGACCTACCGATCGGCCGAGCGTGCCGCTAGATTTAGTGCGCCGCACGCCTGCGGACATGAACAGAACCTTGCTGTCGTTTTTCAGGGTCAGGCCGGCTCGATTATCCATCGTGATCGGCGGGAAGCGTAATCCTCGCGGGAGATCGTTGATCATCACCACGATCTCGGAGCGCGACTCCTGCATATTGTTGTTCGTGTCGAAAACGATTGCGCCTTTGAGTCCATCGAGAATGCCGAGGAGATAGATCGTGAGAGCGCGCGCGATCGTCGAAATGCCGAGTTGGCGCGATTTCAGAACAAAGACTTTGTGGATATCGTTTTCGAGCGCGTCGAAGACGGCGGTGATGAATCGGATTTGCCCGTCATAGAGGCACTTGCCGAGACAAACACGCCCCTTGTCCTTGCTGTTGATGTAGCAAGCGTTGAGAAATTGATAAAACCCGGCTTCGACGACAAGCCGGCGTTCGCGAGTCCACCCGAAGGTCACCCGCCCGTCAGTGGTCCCACCAGGAACGTCCCCACCCGCGTCGTTGAGATTGTCTGGAATGTCAGGGTCACGCTCCATTGTCCCGCCTGATTTAACTCGCCCGGCGCGAACGGATATACCACGTAAGTGCTCCCCATAAAGCGGCCCCAAATCGTCCAGGCCGCCGGGGCATTGTCGTAGATCGCCGGGTTCGTGGCCTTGTATTGCGACCCATCCGGCCGCGTGAAGATCAGGACAAACGGGCCCTGATTCGTCATCGGCAGGAAGCCCGTCTCCATGATCAGGGTGGCGGCGTCACCGACGCTGATCGGATTGTAGTAGGTGACCTCGTACTCTCGGAGCACGAGATCGCTTCCATATGCGGTGTCGACCGGGATGATCTTCGCCGTCGTTCCGGTGATGATGACGACTTGGTTGCGCTCATCTTGCCACGGGAGCGCCGCGCCACGGTTGCCGATGTTCCATCGCGGAGGTTGCCACGGGTGCAAGTCCCAGCCCCACGCCACCGCTGCCGGTGGGGTGAAAATGTAGGGCGCATCGATCCCGGGGATTCCGGTCAGGATGCCGCCAGGACGCCAGATCGAGAATGGGCGCGGTGGCTGCACGGGCTGAATTTCCCATCCAGCATTCCGCCAGAAGAGAAATCGCGCGAGGTTGCCTTCGTCTCCCCGCATGATTGCGCCCGCGCGTTGCTCCGGTCGTGGGTGTTGCGGTTGGTGAGGTTGGATTTCCCAGCCAGCGTTGCGCCAGAACAAGAACGGGCGGAGGTTTCCTTCATCGCCTCGCATGATCGCCCCGGCCCTTGTTTCCGGCCTTGGGTGCTGCGGTTGCCACGGCTGGATTTCCCACCCGGCGTTGATCCATTGAATGAAGCGAGCTTCGTTATCCTCGATGCCCTTCATGATGCCGCCGACGTGCAAGAGACGGGGGTGCGGCGGCTGGAACGGGATGATCTCCCATCCCATTGTGGGTGCCATGAAGACGAACGCACTATCCACGCCATCCGGCCCTCGGAAGATTCCGCCGGGCCATTTCAGATAGGTCGGGCGCGGCGGTTGCGGTGGCTGAATCTCCCACCCGGCGAGAAGCCAACTCAGGTACGGCGCTTCGTTGCCGGGCTCGCCCACCATGATGCCACCGGCCCGTTGTTCCGGTTTCGGGTGCGGCGGTTGCGGTGGCTGCACCTCCCATCCGGCGTTGCGCCACTGAATGTACGGAAGCGTGCCGTCGATCCAGCGTGCGATTGCGCCTTGGCCTCGCGTCGGCACGAGTCGGTACGGCGGCTGGAACGGTTGCACTTCCCATCCGGCGTTGCGCCAGAATGAGAACGGTGCCTCGTTGCCTTCGTCGCCGCGTAGGAACGCTCCCCGTTGCGGAACCATCCAATGCCCGGGCTGGAATGGCTGTATCTCCCAGCCCGCATTCTGCCAGAAGGCGTATGGTGCCTCGTTTCCTTCGTGCCCGCGCATGAGCGCCGCCGGTTTGGTGTTGACCGGCCGCAACATGGGAATGAACGGATCGGCCCACAGGAAAACGAACGGGGCGATATAGGGAGCTTCATTTCCTTCATCACCGCGCATAATCCCGCCGACGTGCAGTAAGCGAGGATGCGGCGGTTGCGGTGGTTGAATTTCCCAACCCGTGTTGAGCCATTGCGAGAACGTCGCGGAGATACCTTCCTCGCCACGGAAGATCGCACCCGGTTTTGTATTGACCGGACGCAGCATCGGGATTTCCGGCCGCTCCCACAGGAAGATAAATGCCGGAATGAACGGCGCTTCGTTTCCGTACTCGCCGGTGAAAATCCCAGCCTGACGGAGCAACGCCAGAGGTTTCGGCGGTTGCGGGGGCTGTAGCTCCCATCCGTAATTGAGCCACTGAGCGAATACCGATTGATTGCCGTCCTCGCCACGCATGATCGTGCCACGATGGCGAATGAAGGTATGAGGAGGCTGAAACGGCGGTAGCTCCCATCCGTCGTTGATCCAATTCGCGTAGATCGCTTGCGTGCCTTCGTCACCGCGTAGGAACGATCCACGTTGGGGATTGATGCGATACGGTGGCTGGAACGGTTGAATCTCCCACCCGGCATTGATGGTTCTTGTGTAGGTTGCCGCAATGCCTTCATCGCCCCTGAGATACGATCCGCGTTGCGGAACGATCCAATGCGGCGGTTGGAATGGCTGAATCTCCCACCCAGCATTCAACCATGTGGCATACGGAGCTTCGTTGCCTTCTTCGCCACGCATGATAGCGCCGCGATGACGCATGAAAGTGTGCGGCGGTTGGAATGGCTGGATTTCCCACCCGGCGTTTTGCCACGCGAAGAACAGCATCCCGTTCTCGCCTCGCATCTGAGCGCCAGAACGCTCGCCGCGAGGATGTGGCGGTTGCGGTGGTTGAATCTCCCACCCGGCATTTTGCCAGACTACGAATCCATACTCGTCGGTCCCTTCGTGGCTTTTCATGATGCCACCGGGGCGGCCGATCTTCGGTCGCGGCGGCGGTTGCACCGACTGGATTTCCCAGCCCGCGTTCACCCACTGGAGGAACGGAAAGAAGATCGGCCCTTCGTCGGTGCGATCCATCGCACCGCTCCGTCCTACGCGCGGACGTCCTTGAAACGCATCGAAATCGACAACTACCGGAGTCACGGCGGGTGGTACGAATGTGTAGACCGCCTCGTTGCCTTCATCGCCTTTGGCGAGTGCGGCCGATTTCTCAGGTCGAGGATGTTGCGGTTGATGCGGTTGAAGCTCCCACCCGGCGTTCTGCCAATTCCGTCGAATATCGTAATTGCCTTCATCGCCGCGCATGGTGGCGGCGGCACGCTTTTCTGGCGTGGGATGCTGCGGTTGATGCGGCTGGATTTCCCATCCAGCGTTCTTCCACGGCGCGGGATATGCGAACTCTGCCTTGCCTCTGATCCCGTGGCGGCGACCGTTGCGCACGGACGCCGATAGAGGCGGACACTCGATGTTTCCGGTTAATTCCTGAACCCACGGATTCCAGGTGAGGACGATCAGACCATCACCGGCCTTGCCACTGACCTGAGTGCCACTGCCCGCCGCGCCGCCACTCCCGGCCCCGAAAGCGCCGCCTGCCCCACTACTTCCCGCCGCCGCTGCGCGTGAGCTACCGCCACTCCCTCCACCTGAGCCATGCGTGGCGTTGTATTCGGTCCCTCCGGTTCCGGCGGAACTAGCTCCCGCCGTGCTCCCGGCGCTCCCCGCTCCACCGGAAGACCCATCACCCTGCCCTCCTGCGGTTGCCACGTTGCTTGTCGAACTTGAATCGACACCTTGATTCCCGGCCGCGTGCGATCCGGCCGCGCCGCCACCTCCAGATGCGCCTTCACCACTCGCGCCGGTGAGGTTGCCGCCGCGCCCACCGGCAAACCCCTGACTTGCCGGGAAGTTGTTGACGATTGCACCGCCAAGCCCACCGTTCTGCGATCCGGTTGCCGCAACACCATGCACACCATGATCGGCCCCGACCGTATTCGATCCACTGACCGGATAGGCAACCGAGTTGAACCAAGTCTGACCACCATCATTTCCGCTCGTATTCGCCGCGTTGGACACACTCGCTCCGGCAGCACCAACACCGAATGGTGCAGTTCCACTGAGAAATGAGTTGACGATCTGATTCCACGCGCCACCTCCACCCCCTGTAGCGTGCGCGGTTGTTGTACCAACGCCGCCGGAAGCCCCCGCACCAATCACGTCGATAGCATTGCGACCACTGTTGAAGGAAATATCCACCGTCCACGGCGATGTGGATGCGGTCGTGAAGAACAATACGTTGGCTATGAATCGGAAGTCCTTGCGATCTATCAATTCCCAAAATTGAGAATTGGAAATCTGATCGCTGCGAACGAGTAACTGATTGAGATGCAGAACATTGCGGCGCACCTCGATTCCGCGCCCCTGCAAGAGCGCGATCACCGCCGCGCTGGCGAGGAAGCAAATGCACTTCACTGTGCCATACGGGCGAGCTAATCGGATGGGCGAGGTAATCGTCTCGAACTTATCGGTCTGTGGGTTGATGATCCGCTGCATCGATCACCACTCGCAGTGAGTGAAGCCCGGATACCCTGGAGGGAGAACCACCGGAGTCCACGTCAGAACAATCAAACCGGAACCTCCAGACGCAGTTGCGGCCGTAGTCGCTCCGAACATATCCGCCCCGCTCCCGCCACCATAGTTTCCTCCATTGCCAAGGGGTCCATCACCTAAATTACCACCCCCTCCTCCACCGGAACCGTGAGTCGAATCGTACTCTGTTCCAGTGCCACCGGTTCCCGCATTGTTGGAATTTCCGGCGGTACCTCCAGCACCTCCTGAACCAGCATCGCCACTTCCGCCTGCGGAAGCTGCACCACCAGTGGCAATCGCACCGGCATTTCCGGCCCCGTGCGATCCACCGGCACCACCACCTCCAGACGAAGAGAGTTGTGCATTGCAGGCCCCACCAGCGCCGCCATCATTGTGAGAAGAACCTACACCATTCGCACCGACGCCCCCTGCACCTCCAGCCGTATTCGTGTTTGACTGAGGGGCAAGTCCACCACTTCCTCCCTTCGAGCCAACAGACGAAGTGCCAAGAGTAGTCCCTCCAAACCAAGTATCACCGCCGTTGTTTCCGGGCACGCTGGCGGTTGTCGCGGCGATGCCAGCGCCGCCAGTACCTATCTGATAAGTGGTGGTTGATGATCCGGGGGAAGGAAAATTAAAATTGGTGGTCTTGTTCCAAGCACCACCCCCAGCGCCGCTCGCCCGCTCAAACCCGGACGATCCAGCGGCACCGCCAGAACCGCCCGCACCTATCGTTTCGATGGAATTGTTTGAATTATTCCAAGTTGGGTCTGAGGTATAAGTCTGATTACTTCCCGTAGGGCTTACAAGGAAAGCCATGACCGCGAGGAACTTGAAATCATCGCGATCGAGTAATTCGAACAACCGGGAATTGGAAAACTGTTCTGACGGGGCAATAAGCGCATCCGGCCGCAACGGGTGCCGCCGCACCGCAATCCCCTGCGCCACCATCGACGCGACAAGCGCCGCGCCAGCGACGAAGCAAATACACTTGATGGTTCGTCTAGGCGACCCTCGCCTGAGCGGCGACGTCAGAGTCTCTTGGCGGCGCGTCCTTGGGTTGATCACCCTTTGCATACGGCCACTCTAGCAACTCGTTTCGCCATGCGCCCGTGCGGAGATCAGTAATGATCCGCTCGATCACGTCATCCCATATCAGGCTTGTCTTCTGCCGATAAATCAGGACGCTTGGATACCACGGGCTTCGCCGGTTCCACTTCGCGCCCTTGCGCTCCACCATCCAGTGAAACGAGCCCTCCCGGTGCATCATCAGCATGACCGGTTTACCCATCGCTCCGGCAAGGTGGGCGAGCCCGGTGTCGGGGGTGATTACGAGATCGAGGTTTGCGATCAGTGCCGCCGTGTCGGCCCATGTCGGGTCTTCGGGGAGAACGTCCAGCCAAAGATCGTTCCTCGCACGGGGCGGTCCAACTTGTAGATTGACGAAGTTGTAATAATTGGCGCTATCGCTGATCCGCCGCACGTCCTCGAATCTCAGCGACTTAATTTCTCCGTACCGTTCCAGCCACGCGCCGCCGTCCTTCCGAATGCCGGATGACCATGCGATCCCAAACTTGGGGCGAATGAGAGAATACTTCTCCGCCAATTCAGGATCGGCCTTGATGTACGGCCCGGACCACGGGACCGTATCGACCTCGGTGCCGAATATGTGGGGCAACTCCCCAATGGGCGCGTGATAGTCGAACTCCTTGATGCCCAATGCCCCGGGGTAATTCAGCGCGGTAGGTACCACCTCCACCGTTGGAAGGCTCCCCTTCGCGAGCGTCAAGAGATCGTCGCGGCACTCGTACCGCACCGTGTACCCGCGCTCCGCGAGCATCGGCAGATACCGCATGAATTGGATATTGTCGCCCGCGCCAGCCTCGGAGTGGATGTGCACGATTGCCGGGGGTGGTTGCATTTCGAATAGCCCGCGCGAGAATCTCTGCATCGGGACAAAGAGATTGATCGAACTCTTGTTGTCCTTGCGCTTGGCGTGCTCGTCCCACCCTTCCTTGTAGCGCCCGATCGAATGGAGCGAGATCGCCAGATGGAAGCTCGCCAGCGTCGGATCAGCGCAGCCACCATCGATCGCCTCTTGGAACATCACACACGCCTGTTCGTGATGGCCAAACCGCGCCAGTATCATCGCCTTGCAGTGGAAGGCGTCACTGCGGAACTTGTCGTCTGGACGGGCGAGCACTTCGTCGCACAACCCCTCGGCCTCGGAGTATCTCTCTTCATCGATCAGGGTTGATGCCAGATCGAGAAGCGACACCGACGACCGATTGGCAAGTTCGACGCGGTGCCGATACGACGCCGTGCTCGATTTATAGTGCCCGCCCGCGCCTTGCGCCTTGGCGAGTATCTTCCAGGCGTATTCGTCCTCCGGCGACACCCGGGTACACTTGTCGCCCTCGTTCATCGCGCCCGCCAGCATCCCCATCGGCAACATGCACTTGTCGATCATTTCGATGCGGTAGTCGGTCGCGTATGGGTCAGCTTCCAGCGACCGGCGGAACCAATCGAAGGCGTGCCCCAGCATTTTGTTCTGGACACTGACGCGGGCGAAGAATGACGCCGCCTCGCCGTGCATGATGCGCTGTTTGCCGGTCCACGGGGGCGGGGTGCGGACCAGCACGTTCTTGTAGAGCATGGTCGCCTGTGCCCACCGCCCGGCCTCGATCATTTCGCGGGCGCGCAGAACGATCGCAACCAAGTCATCCTCGGTGCGGCCGGACCGTCCGGGGAAGCCCACCCATCCGGTTTGGTACTCACAGAACACCATTTCCGCGCAGACCTCGGCGGCGTAGACCGCGACGAGCCCGCCCTTGCCGCGCACCTCGTACAAGCTCCGTTCGTCCAGAACCGCCGGGCTGTCATCGACCACCACAAGCGAATCCGGCCGCAACCACGGCATGACCGCCATAAGCTCGTTGTAGTGATGGACCTGTGCCGGGGTGGATACGACCCAAGAGAGGTGGCTCGCGTCGAGGTAGAGGAGATCGGGGTGAACGTGAAGGTATTTCAGCCATTCGATGCTGTTGCCGACGTCGATGGTCGTGCGATCACCGACAAGCCTCCTGGCCGCGACCACCCGATCGGGAATGATGTCCACCGAGTAGAACCGCGCGTTCCCCTCGTTCATCGAAACGTATTTGTCGAAAATGATGGTGCTGCACCCGTTGCCGATCCAGTTCGTGTCGTCCTCGATGCAACCAGTTTCCACGATCACCGGATGCTCGAATTGATCGCAGTGCTCCAGCATCTTGCGGAAGGTATTGGCACGGCCCAATCCGAACGGGCCTTGATCGAGGCGCGGTGCGGCGAAATCGTTGTACCACTCCCAAAACTTCTCGGATTTCATAGCACCTCCTGCGGCGCTTCCTTCGGCGCGACTAGCCTAGTGCCGCAATACGGGCACGCCTTCCACGATGAATCGACTACCTTCTGGCAGTTGAAGCACGTCGGATCGGGCTGATCCTGTTTTTTGCCCAGCAACTCCTTCTCCCTCGGGTGCATCTTGGTTCGATTTTCCCCGACGTACCCATCATCGTAGAAATTGACGATCCCGCACCCACAGCATCGGTGGCAGATGCACCCCTCGCGAGCGCCCTGACCGTCGCACCGGTTCAAGCCCGGGCAGTTGGGGCGCGTGCAATCCGGCCATCCACAACCATCTCGGCGGCAATCCGGGCACGGCCCACGAACGGAGTGCTGCCAAGGCTCGCCAGACTTGCGGACGATCTCCACGACGGGATCGCCCTCAACGTGGTCGAAACAGCCAAATTTTGCGGTTGTTATGGTGCCGTAGAGCGAGGGACCGGTACACTTCCCCCGATCTTTCTCGTAGGACAAGTTCGTGATGATTTCGCCGTTGGCGTAGTGGGTTTCCCGGCGCAGAAACCAGAGGGCACAATCGGAGCAACTCATTTGAGTGCCAGAATTACCGTCTCCACGACTTTGCGGGCTTGGTCTACGTCGCGGGGGAGAGGGTAGCTCAATAGCAACCCCAGCCTTGGATGTGGATGCGTTCCTTCAGATACGCCTCCTGTTCCATCATGTCAGCCTGTTTTTCGTATGGGGTGCAGGGCTTTCCGTGACACTCTAGGCAAATGAGCTTCATGCACCCCCGGCAAATCTCAACGTGCTCCATCATCCTTCGCTTGTTTGGAAACGTCGTGATGTGCTGGCAGTGGAAGCAAGTAGATTCGTGGACCGTGACGGTCGGCAATTCGGGATCGAAGTATTCTCCGACCCCGCCGGGCTCGAAACGAAGGTGCTTCGGCATTTACCGTTCGATAAAGGCACCGTTGCCGATCGCGGTCGCCGCGAAGTTGGAGGACAGCGTCCGCAACTCGATCCCCTGCGAGGCTGCAGAGGCGACGATGATGTTGTCACCATCGTCAAGGGCACGCCAGCGATAGAAGCCTCTCTGGTTAATCGCCCACTGTTTGAGGTTTAGCCCCAGCCCGACCGTGGTGATGTTCACCGGTTCGGTCGTGAGGTTGTTCATGAACAACGTCACGGCCGTCACGTCCGCCTGATCGAGCAAGTTCGCGGCGACCGTCGAGCCGGTCATCGTGAGCGTCGAAGCAAACCGCGACAAGTCCCACTGGCACTGACAGTCGGTCGGAGCGAGCGTGCCGGTTTGCCCGAACTCCAATTCGTACAACATGAATCGGCGGTTGACCGCCCACCATGCTCCGGCGCCTTTGAGCGGGCCGGTTCCTACGGGTGCAAAGAGAAGAGGGGTGTCGAAGTTCGCCATTGCAGCACTCCAACCGGTAGTGGGGGGCGTGCTCGCGCTATACCAAATTCAGCGTATATTGCCAAATCCGGCTTTGGTCAGTCGCTCGCGCTCATCGAGGTCGAACAGCGTCTTTTTCGCCTTTGCCTGGATCACACCCCAAAATTGCCCGGCGTCTTGCTCGCTATCGAGAATGAGAATGTCGATCGGCTTTTCCCCATCCGGCGGAAAGGCGAGGATCACGCCGCCAAATCCTTGCTCCACGTTTAGGTCCAGGCGATCGGCCATCTTGCGGAAGGCTTCCGCAATCTTGTGCACGTCGGTCAAAACACCCTCCCGTCGAGCCGAATACTATCGATCAATTCCTCGCACTTCATCAAATTCTTATACCACCGCACCGTCCAGGCCGTCGGATCGTCGGCGGCGATCGCGCCGGCTTTGAGCGCATTCAGCACCTCCATAATCCCGGTGCTCACCCCGACCGGGACCGGCGAGAGATATTGCGAGACCTTCGCGAAGCTCACGTGGTACGAGCGGCGATCCTCCTGATCGGGAATCCGATGAATCTTCGCCCCGGTCAACGTCTGCACCATCTTGGCAAGGTCGCCAATCTGGAGGTTCTGGCGATCATAGCCGACGTTGTAGGTGCCGGCCGGCAAGTCGGTCACGGCACGAATGAAGGCGGATACCACGTCATCGATGTGAATGAACGGCCGCCATTGATTGCCGCCACCCATCACATAAATCAGCCCGTCGGTCACGGCGCGCATCACCATGCCGTTGATCGCGAGATCAAAGCGCATGCGCGGCGCTACCCCGAACACGGTCGCGTTGCGGAAAATGACCTTCTCCATCCCGTCGCATTCCGCGAGGTGCTGTTCGATCTCGCGCTTGCTTCGCGCGTAGGCGGTAAGCGGCACGAGGTCCGATTCCTCGGTGAGCCATTTCTTGCCCGATCCTCCGTAGATCGAGCACGAGGATGAATAGACGTAGCGGCGGACGTCCATCCCGTATGAGCACGAGGCGATCCGCTTGCCGCCCTCCACGTTGATCAATTCCGTGAGGCTAGGATCGATCTCGGCCGAGGCGTCGTTACTGAGTCCGGCGAGATCGATCACCGCATCGGCGCCTTTGAGGATCGAGCGATCGAACCATCGGCTATCCGCCTTCACCACCTCGGTCACTTCATGCGTCGTCGGGCCCTTGCCAAAGAAAAACCGGTCAACGGCTACGACCTCGTGGCCACCGTGCATCAATGCCTTGCAGAGAGGGATTCCGATGTATCCGCCGGCGCCGAAGACGACGATTCGCATGCTGATTTCGCGATTTCTTTTAATGTCGAGTGAATATGGAAAATTTCTTCCGACGTCATGTCGTTAAGAACAGGAAAGGCGAGCACCCGGTTTGCCACGTCCTCGGTCACCGGCAAAGGCTTTTCAACGCGCACGGGCGCCGATTTGTGGCACGCCGGATAGTACGACCGCGTTTCGACACCGTGAAAGCGCAGCACACTATGGAGTTGGTCGCGGTTGAGCCCAAACTTCTTTTCATCGACCAGGACGGGGAGGTAGGTCCAGATCGGGCTTTGCTCCTCGGGCGCGGCGATCGGCTGGAGCCCGCGCATGCGGACCCTGTGGCTAAGCAATTCCGCGACGTCCGCCCGCTCAGCGGCGGTATGAGTCCAAGCGAGCAAATTCCATATGCCGATGATTGCGCACACCTCCATCATCTTGCCGTTGATGCCGGCCGAGACGTGCTCGTTGAGCGCCGAGAGCCCAAAGTTTCGCAGCCGGCGAGCTTCCGCCAGAATATTTGGATCACGTGAGCACAGCGCTCCGCCCTCCATCGTGGAAAATGGTTTTGTGGCATGAAAACTGAAAATCTGCCCGTGGCCTTGCGTGCCGGTCAATTTACCTTGCCACATGGAGCCGAATGCCGGAGCGGAATCGTACACAATGGCTGCGCCGGCAGACCATGCAATTTCTGACAGGACGTCGTAATCGCAACACAGGCCGTAGGCGTCGACGCCGAGAATCGCCAGCGTTTGCTCCGTCACCGCGCGCCGCACAGCGGCAGGGTCGATCGTGAGCCGATCGCCGCGTATGTCGACGAATACCGGGGTAGCTCCGGCCCACAGGATCGCGTTGATCGTCGCCGGGAAGGTGAACGACGGTACGATCACCTCCCGCCTAGCGCTTTGCGTTTCATTGCGAATAGCGCGGAGAAGGCACATGAGCGCAGCGGTCCCGGAGGAAAACACGATCGTGGGCGCGCCGAGGTACTCGGTCAGGCGCCGTTCGAACTCCTGCACATGCTCGCCGTTGTTCGTGACCTTGCCACTGTCGAGGCACTTGGCGAAGGCTTCTTGGAAGGTATCGAGGGTGGGGAATGTCGGGCGAACGAGGGGGACTCTAACCGATGGGATGGGCACGGAGGAACTCCTTTTCAAGTTCTTCCACCCGCTTGCTCCGATCTCGTAGTTTGCGGGCAGGGATTCCCCCCCAAACCTCGAATGATGGCACGTCCCGGTCGACGAAAGAGAGCGCGCCGATCGCGCAGTAGTCGTTGAGCGTAGTCCCCGGCATGATCACGCACCCGGCCCCGATGATGACCCCCCGTCCGATCTTGACGTCGCCCCGATCGAACTTCGTCTTGTACTGATCCGGCACCATCGGCCCGGTCATGCTCTCTCCCGAGTAGTCGTCGCTCCCGGTAAAGACGTGTATGCCATGCGAGAACGTGGCGAAGTGGCCAATTACCACCGCTCCGGGTCCGCTGAAAGAGCAATGCGGACCGATGTGAACGTAGTCTCCGGCCTTGAATGACTTGCAGGAGAACACGCAAAAACTGTCGTAGCGACTACGGAACGGGAACTCCCACTCCATGTCGCGCCGGTGGAAGCTCATCATGGTAGGGATATCTCGTTTAATTCGAGGAATCGGTGCGCGAGTCTTAGGTCTGAGAACATATGCAGCCACGCCGGCGGTTCGTACGGACAATGCTCATGCAAATTGAACACGTTGACTTGGTTTTGGTCGTTTCTAATGCCCCAAAGCGGCAATAGGAACAGGTCCGGACCGGCTAATGCCTTCAACCGCCACTCGGGAAGGTAGGATTTGAGTAGGGATGGGCGCGGAACCGTCGGGTACGGCCCTCGTATCTTGTTCCACCCATATTTTTCGACGAAATTCGTGGCGCGCGCCCATTGCACGCTCCAAACCGAGAACTCCCACTCGGGAAATTGGTATTGGTTCAACGGAAGCGCCGCTACCGCCACAAATGACCGCTGCATGGGGTACAGGACGTCTTTCAGCGGCTTGGCAATGAGCATATCCGTGCCCCAATGCACTGCGTAATCGCAATTGGAAGCGTCGGCGGTCTCGATTCCGGTGACGAGAGTGCGGCCGGCGCCGTCTCCGCCGCCTTTGCTAAGGTGTCCTACGTTTTCAGAGAACCGGAACAGCCCAATACGCAATTCTTTCGGGAGGAATTGGCCAGGATCGAAGGCTGACGCGGCATCTAACAGGAGAATCTCGGTATCCGGATTGAGGTGTCGCGCTAAGCGAGCCCACAAGATGACTTGCTCGCGCTGAAATTCATTCTGGACGCAGCACCCGCCGTATATCAGCGCCCGCAATGTTTACTCTCCGGTCTCCGCAAGAAGTTTTCGCAAGGTTTCGAGCACGGCCATCATGCGCGCGACGTGCATATCGGCTATCGATTGGCGCAATTTCCCCTTGTAAACTAGCCCGGGATAGACCTTGTGGCGCATCCCGATCTCGTATTCGACCTCTTCGATTTGCGCGCGAAGCGAAAACTCCATTTCATCGATACCGGTGTTGGTGTTTGCCCTTGATCTCGGAGTGGATCGCGCTCCCGACCGACGGCGCGCGGGAGATTTCGTCAAACTTCTCCGGCTGCACTCCGGCGTAGGCGCTCACCTTGCCGTCACTCCAGCGAACTAGCATTTCCTGGGTCTCGGTATCGTAGCCGAGGTTGCTTACGGCCTCGCTGAATGGCGGGTTTTGCATCCACGCTACTGCCATGCTGTTTCTCCCTCAAAATCTGGATCGCCTTTTCCCGGATAATGTCGGACCACCGGTTGATCGCGAAGTATGCGCTATCCCCGGTCGCCTTGGCAGAGGCTTCGCCGGCGGCCGCGAGTATCTCCGCCGCCGCCTTGGCGAACTCGATGATCGCCTCTTGCGTGTCGCAGAGTTTGCGCCAGCTATCGAATGGTGTTTCGTCGCTCATTCTTGCGGCTCATTGCACCGCAACGTGCGGACGTGGGACGACAAAATGGTTACGATCCGCGCGCACTCATCAAGCGTCAGGATCGTGGTGTTTTCCTTGTACCCGAGCGCATTCGCCACCTCCTCGGGCAGCGGGTGCGGCAGACCGACGATATAGACGGTGACCCACTTCATTCCGCCGCCTCGGCTTCCGGCTTCTTCAACTTCCTATCCAGAGCATCAACGATGCGATCGAAGACAGGGCCCCATTGACGGTTAGCACTTTGCTTAAATACGCGATGCTTAGGATAACCAGGAACGCCACCACGACCATCGTGGCCAATATGAAAACTTCGCCCGAGCCACGAGTACGCAATCCATGTCTCCTTCCTACATAGACCCCCGATGTGACCGAGCGCCGATTCGGTCGTGATAATCATGTCCAAGTGATCGAGCACCGCCACCGTATCCGCCACGTCCTTAATCGATGGCTTCATGTCCCGGATCAGCGCAACACACCCGGTCGTGTGCAAGTCCTGGTATCGTTCGTCCATTTGCAGCGAGTAGAGCGCGATCCCCGGCACTTCGTAGAGATCGAGCAATTGCGTGACCGGGAAGCTCCGCTCGTGGTTGATATCGGCGGCGGGCGAGCCCGACCACGCGACGCCGATGTGCAAACGCGCCGACGGGTCTTTCCAGGCGCTCCCGCCAAGCGAAAAGCGCGGCATAGTGATGTGCGGCGTCTCCTCGATTTCCTTGTCGGTCAGCCCGAGAGCCACCGGCAGAGACATGGGAGTTGACCACGCGCTCGCCGGCGGGAACGGGCACGGCTGTGGCAGAATATTGAGGTTGGGGACGTCCGCGAGGCTCGCCCGCATCAACCGGAGCACCTCCGGCTGGACGCCAAAATGCACGAAGTCCACGCGCTTGCACGCGGCCCGGATGAACCGTGAATAAGCCAACGTGTCGCCCATCCCCTGTTCCGAGACAACGAATACGACCTTGCCATCCTCCCCCTGCCATTGCGGATAGGGGTAGTTCGCGAATTGCGGAAGCCGGTAACGGAACCGAGCCTCAAAATGCTTTAAGCCCTTCGCCCATTCCCGATGAAAGAGGTAAGCGAAGGCAAGCGCGGTCTCGATCGTCGCATCCTCGGGCATCATTTGATGCGCCTTGATCGCCCAATCGAGCGAAGCGCCGAGGTAGCCGTCGACCGATTCGATCAGCGACATATTGCAGTACGAGAACGCCAGCGAAGGATCGAGATCGATCGAGAGTTGGGTGTGTAGGCGAGCGTCCTGATTATGCCCAAGATGGTATGCGGTATGTCCGAGATTGCAGTGGATTTTGGCGGTCTCGGTATCGGCCTTCTCGCACGCGAGCGCCCGTCGGTAACAGGCGAGCGCGGCGGCTCGCAGCCCCATATCGAAGTTCGCCTGACCTAACTGAAACCACGCCCGATCGTAGGAGGGGTCCGCCACCACCGCCGACGCGATCAATTGGTAGGCGAGCACGAAGTTCTTTGCCTTCGCTTGCTCAATACCCGAGTTGAGCATGTTGATCGCGTCAGTCCTGCCCGTCACGTTTACTCTCCAGAATGAATTGATTGCGGAGTGATGACGCGGCGCACAAAGAATGATGCACCGCCGTACCCCTGTAGACGGTATGCGCCCACTCCACCGTGCCCGGCCGGAAGTGAGCCACGTGTCCCTTCGCGCACTCGGCGCAGAGCTTCTTGCACTCGGTCGCTAGTTCCTCACGGGTCAATTGGCACGGTCTCCCGCTCAGACTTCTTCGGCTCTTTCGTCTCGCCAAGGATGAATTGCACGTCGATCACGTCGCCGTCTTTCAGCACGCTCCAATGGCTTACGATGTAGAGGTGAGCATTCCTCTTTGTGCGCGAATCCGGCCACTCGTACGGATCGTAACTCGCCCCACGGCACTGAGCGTTGACCATGAGGATGCACGTTTCCGATTCATTGCCACGGTATCCGTCGCGGCGCAGAAGGTAACGCTGCGCCTCGTTATCCGGCACCGGGCGAATGCAGATGACCGGTATGAAGGTCGCGCGGTCGCGGATTTCCAGGCACTTCACTTCCATCAATCGGCTCCCTCGCTTGTTCTAGTCGTTGGTGACTTCTCTTTCTTTGAGCGTTTGCGGGTTCTCGCGGCGTTCTAGTTCGTGCGAGATCACGACCCATATCCAATTGGAAACGCTACGCTTGTCAGCCTTTGCCGCCTCGCGGACGCGAGCGATGCAGTCCGTGTTGGGGAAGGTAATCGTTATGTATCGATGCTTGATTGGGCTCACAGTCATCGGGGATAAAGGAAACACAGAAAAAAATAATTTGCAATAATTATTTTTTATTTAATAACGCCTCGTACCGTCGCAAATGCTCAGCGATTAGAGCAATCGCGACCGGCGGCAGACGGCCTTTATTCAACCGGATCATCTTGTGATCCAGACGAAGCACCTCCTCGGCCGTTGCAAGGTCATTTATCTGCATTTGACGGACTACGGTTTTTCGGGTGGCACATTAACGGCGGAAAAATCCTTGTGCTTTATCTTGGTGATTATCCGCGAACCGTCGCGGTCACGCAGTTCGACAGAAGGCCGCGCGACAAGTCCCTCAGCTTGGAAGTTTCCCCAACTCGAAATAAAACCGCGCTCGCCCCACCGGACAAATTCATGCAGAGTTCCGCGCCCAACGATGGGCACGCTGCGATCTTTCGCATTTATTCTCTTTTTACAAGTATTACATAGCCAAAAAACGTCGATATGATCTACATTGATAATACCTCCACAACCACCCCACCAACAGAACAAAAATCTACGAAGAAAGAGCATTTCGGTACGCTCGACATACTTGGCATGTGCTGGCACATGCAGACCGACATAGAACAGCATCCGGCTAGACCTACGGGCAGTTTAACGTCGTGCCCAGGACGGCTCGTTCGCGGGTCAGACTGAGGGGGCTAACCCCGCGAATCCGTGCTCATTTCACAGTCTTCTTCTTGAACTCGCCGCAGAAGTCGTCGCGCGACACGATCGGCCACAGCCCGGGCCGGATCGGGCCGGCTACGAGTGGCGACGGCGGGAGTTGTGATTCGACCGTAGGAGGAAACCGGTGGCATGCCACACTCGTTTCATCCCCGTCGACGTCGACGCCGTACATGCAGTCATCACACGAATTGTTCTGAGCCATCGTTCAACGCTCCGCTCCCGTGAAATATTCGTATTCCTCCGGGCACTCCTGATCGAGCGGCCACCGCTCCACCTTGCCGGCCGGGAAGTGGTGGCGTTCCAGATATGCCCACCCGTCATCGTCGCGCACCGTGAGATCGATGATCCGATCGTCGACGTTGCCTTCCATCAAGAGTTTCATCACGTCGCTCTCGCGTACCCTGATTTGATACTCAGGCTCCGGCGCGGACCAATAGAAGAAGCCTCGGTGGTTCATTGCCGTCTGGAAGACAGGCTCATCATCATTGCGCCAGAGCTTGATCGAAACCACCCGGTCAGGTCCGATCGGATCGCTGGCCATCGGCCCGGTAAAGAGGTGGCTGATCACCCGATTGAGGTTGCCTACCGTCGTGCCCCGGAACGGCATCGGCACGAAGTCGGTGATATCGAGGTTGGCAAAGCGCGAGCCCAACGCTTGCGACGTAGAGAGCGTCGCCACCGTCGCGGCCGCGCCAAAGAGGAGGAGACGTCTCGTTACGTCAACCATCACAGGTCCAATTCCGGAAACTTCACCCGGCGCTCCGCTTCCATTTGCAGAATCATATGGAGCGTCGGTGACGCAAAATACATTTGCACAAACAGCCGGGGTACGAACGCTTGGCGTGTAACTGCCGCCAACCCCTCGTACAAAGACAGCATTTTTGGCAATTGCCCGACCGGTAACGGCGAGAAGGTTTCAAACACATCCAACGCCTTCACCGGCATGATGCTTTCGACGCGCACGATCGCCGGCGCAAACAACGCACCAAGCCCAACCAGAAATCCACGTCGGCTAAGCATTGTGTATCCGATCCACTTTCATGCACCTTGCACTATGATCCACAACGGACCGAGAACAAGCGCGTCCCCGCCAAGCGCAAGCCGCGCAACCGGCGGCGCAAACCCAAACCGCCAATCAAACGGCGTGAACCGCACGGAATAATACCGCCCGGCGTAGCCAACCGAGAACGAGAACGATAGTGTCCTAATCATCCGTTTTACCTAACCCGAGAATGGCATATCCGCGCGCGAGCCCAAGAAGCGGCGAAATCGCCCCAGGACCAATCCCATCCAGCATGTAAACAATCCGCCGGCGAAGCTCGCGCCCCGTATAGGCACCCTGTCTATCGTCGTACTCCCGCAGAACGAGAACATCGCCAACAGCAAAGCGCCGATCGTTCTTGCGAAGTTCAAACGTCTTCTGCCCATTTGATATAGGCTCGAAGTAGTCAGGCCATGACTTCAACTCGTGAGTCTTACTCATCGCCCCTCGGCGCCCCCTCCGCATCCCGGGTTATTCCCACGTTGACCCACATTGCCACCTCGCGCAGCCGGCGCAGCGCATACGTCTTATCCGGCCCCGAAGGCATCAACCGCTCGATCGCAGCCGCGTACTCCTTCGCCGCCGTGCGCGCATCCTCCATCCGGACTACTTGCCGGTCAGTCGGCTTGTAATATTCAAACGTCGTATCATGTAGCGGCATCGCCTTCTCCTCCGGTGTCAGCCATTCCCCCGCAACCGTCATCGCATAACGCGGCCACAGCCAACCCTCCACTGCGATCGGCCGCACTACCCTCCAGCCAAGGCACCGGAAGGCAAGCCACTTCGCTTGCACCTCCTCGATCGTCCGACCGCGTACCTTGATCTGCATCACTGCCGACGTTTGCGCCGTTGCTCCTCGTTAAACATGCGCATCGCCATGAGCGCTTCCGCCACGGCTGGCTGTTTCTCAATATCGGCGCGCTCCTCCTCGCTCGGATTGCGTAAGCGCAGGTCCTCGCCAAACACCATGACGTGCCCGCAATCGAGGCAAATCGTCGCCGCCCCCGCCGACGGCTTGTGCTTACCGGTAACACCCGTCGCCGCATCAAGCCGCTTCCCGCAACAAAGGCACGCGCTCCGCCGCACGCGCGACGTGCTCCCCAAGCGAAGATGCTCAAACATGGAGACCTCACAGTGCCGGCCAACGCCCGTAGCTATCCGGTGTGGACCGTTTGCCGTGTCACCCGACACTAGACGCCGGCCGGCAAACCTACGCTAGCCGCCAAAATTAAAATGTCAAAGAATTAATGCACCGGCGCCGAAGAACCACTCGGCACGCCCAACTCGCCGGAACGGTAATCCTGCCAATCGAGCAACCCGCGATAGATCGGCGGCGTCCCCTCGTACCCATACGTCGTCCCACCACCGCGCGCCGCGCGAGCCTTGCCCTCCGCCGCCATCAACCGTTTCACCTCAGATGGATCGGCTTGCTTTATTAGCTCGTCTTTGATCGAGCCGTAATACTTCGCCAGCGCACCCGACGGACCGCCCCACTTCGGATCGTGAAATACCGGGTGCGTGTCCACATACCCCAACGCCGACGCCAAATCCCCCTTCGCATGGTGCATCACCGCCGAGGCCATTTCATCGACCGGCCGGTACACCTCCTTCCCACCTACCATCACCTTCGGCAACAACGACGGAACCTTCCCCACACCCCCAATCATCGAAAACGCATCGCGAACATTCGGATTGCCGAGAAACCGCTCCCCGTGCTCCATCCAAGATGGCGGCGTAGCCCCAAACCCTCGCATCGCCCCGGGAACCCCACCACCACTCACATAACCCTTCACCGCCTCAACATACGGAAGCGCCGGATTCGGCTTCTCCGCCGTATGCGTCATCGACGCAACGTCTTCCGGCGAGCTTATCGGATTGTCAGTCCGGTACGATGAAAACGCCGCAGCCTTCTCACTAACGTCGTCCGCCACGACACACCCTCAAATGTGCAACCCCCCAACCATCCCGCCTAACCCGCGCAACACCGGAATGATCACCGCAAACAGCAAAATCGCCCCGATCAATACAAGCACTAAAACGTCAACAATCGACATGAACGGCTCAGCGACAAACGACGCTATCGCCGGCTTCAATTTCAGCCACACCCAATACACAAAACCCGCTACTAACAACCCAATGATCAACTGAATTATCAGGTTAACCATCGCTCTCACTCCCAATTCGGAAAATGATGGCCGCGCCCGAGAAACACAACGTACCGCCCACCCGCCGCCGACCGGTAAATCCACAGCCACCAACGCCAGTGACACCAAACCGGCAATGCTTGGCCCATCACCATATAAGGCGCGACGTCGGACCAACCGCAAACAACGGAACTAACATCGGTCCGCCTACCCAATTCAAAACAATCGCCAACGATCGGTCCGGCAACGTAACTACCGTCCCAGGAGGAGGTAGCCGAACAGGCGGACCGTTTACCCTCACGTGTGAGCGTCCGGTATCTCAATCGCCGGCCCGCCACTCATCGTGATCGACGACTCAACCGGCAAATCCGACAAGTCGTAAACCGCACTCACAGCCGCCGCAAACAGCCCAAACCACCGCGCCCGAGAAGGCGCCGCCCAAGGCCCAACCGGCGGCATCTTCTCTAATACCGCTATCAACAATGGGTCCAAATCAACCGACGACGGAACGTTCACCTCTTCGCTCTTGCGCCTCGCCATGCTCCCTACTCCTCTGCCGACGCCGTAACTCCTCAATCAACTCCTCCGGCCGCCGTAACGTATCACCAATCCGTACCGGTACAAAAAACGCCGGACGCCCGCCCTTCGGGTCACGCCAATACTGCGCCTTCTTCCCCTCATAGCCCCAACACCACCCAACAATCTCGTAAAACGGATGCTCCGAATACACTAACAAATACGCCCACCCCGCCACACCCCCACGCTGGATGATCAACTCACCACCACTCCCCTCCCGTCCCTTCACATCAATGAAGTAATCCAAATCAGGCTCATCCAACTCACGAGTCCCACTGTTCCAAAATACCGGCGAAGCCCACAGCGCCGCAGCCGCCTCACATCGCGTACCTACTATGTGCAAATGCAGCGCCGCCGCTAACTCCTCCGGCGCCCCGTTCTTCCCACGCAATCCACGCGCCTCCGCACTCCGCTGCCGCAACGCCCCCACAGCGTCCGCATGCTCAGTATGCTTCTCACTCAACTCAATGATCGTCGCCATCCTCACAGCCCTCCCTATAAGACACACCTCTCACCAAAATCCCCGCTCTCGGGCCGGCGCTCACGGGGATCAAATCCGGACCTACGCTCCAGCCCTCGGACCTCACTCGCCACACTCCAACCGGTCCGCGATCAACGTGCAGCGAGCTACCAAATCCTCCCGTAAACAAAACCACCCCTCCAGGACCGGGCTCGGGATGGCAGCTTGCTCGTCTTACGACCGGCCCTAAGCACCTCGGCTTCACAGAGCGTGCACAACCCTCCGCCGATTGCCAAAAACCATGCACCCCTCCTCTATAAATTAGCACCGATATAGCCTCTTTTTTTTCTCTCTCTCAATCTCCCAAGTCCTCATCACTTTAATCCTCCCTCTCAAACCTCTTTTTAATCCCCAAATCTCCTCTTTTTTTCTCTCCCGCCAATCCGTTTTTTTGGGGCTGGGGGCAACACGTGGTCTCCTTTGCCTGTCGAGACGGCGCGGGCCGTCGGGTGGCGCTCGGCCGGCGCCCCGCACCCGGACCACCCGGGAGGAGCGCCCACTAGGCGGAGGGAGTGTCCGCCGTGCACCTAGCAATTTCAACGGCTTAGCGATTGCTTTCCGATCCTACCCACGATTCCACCCACACAAGCGCGATCGGCGCTCTTGCACGTCGACGCTATGCGCTCCATACCCGGCAGCATGTATGCTCCGGCGCCAGGTGCACCCACAAGAGTCACGTGGGCGCGATCCATTCCAAAATATTTTCGCAAACATCCCCGTTCGCTCGTGCCAC